CTTGAAAGAAGAGATACGACGATGACACAATACCCTTGCGGAGATGTGGTGAATGTGTACCACCACACTCGTTGATTGTGTGACGTACTGGTGGAACAATCATGGGGGCATAGATAATCTTTGCCATTGCCATAAGTTCTTCATGCACGGCATTCAAGTTGTCCGTGACAGAATTAGATGGCATCAACCACGTTGTCCTGTTTCCCTTACTGTCGTAAGAGTGACGTTCAACACACAACCCTACCTTGATTAACACCTCGATAAGATGAAGACACAAGGTATCTCCATCCTTCTTTGGGATTCTGCAATCAACAGATGCACTGTGTGTCTTCATAAACTGTTGCATCTGACGCTTCGTCCACTTTGTACCAAGAGAACGTGAAGCAAGAACCCATGCACCTGAGTTGTCTGAACGTGTCTGATGGAATGTACTTGCGAGTTCAAGGTTGACACGCATATGTTTGATGACTGACTGTAACTTAGGAAGAGAGCCATCAACAAACACAAAATCCAAATACGTAGAGACAATGATAGCAGAGACAGTCCTAGATCCAAGTTTGTAGATCGGGGTAATCCAAGAAAGGTTTCTCTTAGATAACTCGCTAAGATATTCCTCAATGGCTTGTTCAGTCTTGTCTACCAGAGCATAACATAAATCTGTTTCAGGTACTCCAAGGATTCTATTACGTTCCTTACAGTAATCCATGATAGACTTATCAGCCATTGCTTCTTCTATGACAGCATTAAGATTAAGTTTATGTTCCTTATTCTTTTCTGCTATCCACTTCTTACCATAACAGAGATTGTTCATTTATGTTCTTTCTGTTTTGGTTTAGTTATTGGAGTCCAACCATTGGATTCCTAGCACGGAATCAGGGACTGGTGGTTCACAAGTTATCCACAATCACCGTCTTCTTCCTCCACCTCAATGTCATCTTCGAATGCACCTTCGTCCATCAGTGCATCAGTATCTACCCAGTAATCCGTGCAATGATATTCGTCAATAAACATATCCCACACTCCTCCATCCCATTCGTCTCGACCAGTATCGTCGTTCATAAACTCTTCGTCATTGAACATTAGCATCTCCTTCCTTGAGAACATCCTTGAGCCATTGCTTACCACGCTCAGACTCCAAGTAACGTCGCACAAAGAAGTCAAGGTTGTTGTCAAGGTACTCATCGACCGCACTTTCCGCAGCCCGCTCAAGCGTATCAGACTGGCACACAACTGAGTCAACACAATCATTCACCATCTGCGTCATTGTGTTCTCAAGGTCGCCACGCAAGTCATAAATCGCGTCATCAATCGTGCTACTAACCTCACTAGACACAGCCTGACTAACAGAGTCCTCAAGTTCCTTCTTGATATCGTCAACACTCATGGAGAGATCATTGACCTCATCGCTGATAAGACCCTTGATAGAGTCAACCAATTCCCAGCCACCATTATAGTCGAGTTTCAGAACGGTAAAGAACGAATCAACATACTTAGACATTAGAAATGATCTCCTTGTTGTTCAATGATGTTTGCAAGATCTTCAAACGAAAGTCTCTCATGGTCATTCAGATCGCTGATAACCATAGTCCGACCGTCATAAATAACGGGAGGATCATACGATTCAATATCAGCCCACTCACGAACTGGAACGGGAAGATGGTGAAGACTTCCACCAATACCCTTCACTCCGTTGTCGTGTTGGTACCACATTGTATCACCACATCGTTGCTGATCGTACAGATCACACAACACACCGAGACAGCAGAAGCGACCCTGACAGTTCAGAGCAAACTTTCCCTGCTGATACTTGCCCGAACGAAGTGCATCAATCCAAAGCTTCTTGACATCTTTATCCATTGTTATCATCCTTGCTGAAGTAGATACCGATAGCAACAATCACAAAGATCAACACGATTTGTCCCCACGGAATAGGATCGTTCATTGACCGTACCTCAACACATGGCTAAGAAAGAGACGAGCATCATCCTCTTCTCGAAACCCGTCAACACACTCCCCTGCAACAAAGACATTCCACCACTTACCATCGAACGATACATAGTTATTGTTGTCCATTCTTCTTCTCCAGTTGGAGTTCTCGAATAACCCGTGCCGCTTCTCGCAACACATTCACATTGTAGTTGAGAGGGTAATCAGTTTCAAGACGCTTGAGCAACAATGTAATATCAATCTTCTCGTTGGTCATTTAGTTCTCCTCCTCGATATCTTCGAGGACAACTTCGCGGTTCATGTATTCGGACAAGTCACGTGCCAAGGTATCGAAGTACATCTCAGGATCTTCGTAGTTATCCGAAGTGAGAAGGTGGACATCGAAGAAACACACACCCTCTTCAATCTCCACATTCTGTGGGATAATACCGAGATCCTCACAAGCATGCTTCAAATCCTGCAAACTAGATTCGACATAGAGCAGACCGATATAGTGATTCACTTAGTGACCTCCGTGTAGTATTGAAGAAGACGTTCGGGTTCAAACATTGCGGCTACCCACAGTTGCTCGAAGAATTCAATCTTCAGAGTTGGTTCATGTCGATGTTCAGTTCCATCCTTATAGCGGACGAAAGATACGTCCCACGTCATACCGCTCTTACGGTAGCACCGTGAAAGATATACAGTCAATAGACCTTGATAGTCTCGACCATCATCAGACATCACAGACAAATCCACAGCGATTGATTCACGATTACTGGTGTAGATATTATACGCTTTCATTGTTGTACTCCTCAATGAGATCTGCGAGAATGGAAGATTCGGTATCGTTCAACCAGAAGTTAGACTGGACAAACTGCCACCAGTTATACTCCTGCTCGTTACGAATCCCGAACATTGCTGACTGAACAAGGTTGTCCGAAATGTATGTCGTTGTATTCATAGGAAGAAAGACTCCACTTCTTGGCGAAGAATGAGAACACTTTGTTGGTTCAGTTGCAACTTGATACTTGCTGCAATACGTTGTGTGTTGAGAGTTTCAGCACATGTTTCGACAATGAACACACTTTCATTGACGATGTGCTTCCCGTTACTCCAGTACCCCTTACCTTCGGTGACAGTTGCACCTCCAGTTTCGTTGACAATCTCCTCGACAATCGACAGGCCAATCTGTTTGGCACACACACTGGGGTTGCCAGTTTCGTCGGCAATGTAGAACGGAATGTAGATCGTGTACTTGTTCATTGCAGTCCTTTCAGTTTGATTGCGGGATCGAATATCCACCGAACTTCGTTGCATTCACGGAGATAACAAACACCGTCATGGTATTCGTATCGCCAACGTTCGCCACACTCACCCACGATATCAACATAACTACCGTCACCAATAGCAGGGGCAATAGTTGAGAAGAACAATTCATCATCTCCCCACTTGCCGTCCTTACTAATCTGAATCGAACCATCTCCACACTCATTAACGACATACCCAAAGAGATCAAAGATTCTGGCGAGAGAATCTCTGATGAACGCCATACGCACATCGTCGGGGTCAATGAACTTGAGAGACTTCACAACACTACCATCATCTCCCCACGAATACGTCTCACCATACTTGGCGATATTCTCAGGAGAGAACAGACGCTTGACACATTCAACGAACAAAGTTTCGTCACAGATTGAGATGTCTGAACGTTCTGTCGAAACGTAGTAGCCCATTGGTTTATCTCCTTAGCCCATATCCGTAGTACGGAAGTCTTGGTTGTTTGCGTTTGCGTCAACTAAATCATTGTAGAAGCAGTCCCAACCTTGTTGCTTCGCAATCTGATTTGGGGTACATCGGCCAATTAACGCTGCCGCGTGGCAGTACATACGTTGAAGTTCCTTTGCCTCCCTGTTGAGTTCCTCACACTTCAAGGCACAACGTTCCGTAAGGCGCATTGAATCCGTCACAAGTTGCTTGAGTTCATCCCGCTCCTTGCTGAGACGTGCAACCTCACGACGAAGAGTATCGTTATCTGCCTCAACACCTTCACACCACTCACGAAGTTCTTGTTCGGTCTTGGACATTTCTTACTCCTTGTAAAGAAACACACGATGAAACGTATCGGATATTTCACCCATACATTTCGGGAAATCTCGCAGGGGAATCTAACCCCCGACATAATACCACATACGTTGGGAAGACGTATGAGTTGCCACTAGATTATCTTCCCTTGATAATCTGTGACCTAACTATGTGTCTACAGACAGAGTAAAGGAAGGTGTGGGGTATTTCACCCACACATTCCGAGATTAGTTACAGAGGAAGATATGTCCTTCGCTCTCAAATTCAAACGATTGACCACACACCATATAGTGTGGCTCAAACTTCTTAGTGTACACTCGTACACCAGTCCCGAACGAATCAAGCAGGGCATTGATTCGTGACTTTGTTGTGCTAGTATTCCACCCACACAACGTCACAAACATAGTGTGTGACGGACGGTGATATCGTGCGATACTATTCCCGTGCAGGAACACCTCCGCACCGTTGTTTGTCACCAACACTTCCGTATTTCCACGCTTGAAAGATTTGTTCGAACGAATTGCGATGCACATTGCACGTTCAATTTGACGCATTATCAATCCTCAAGGTTAGAGATCATGTTGCCAGCCACGTAGATACATCCCGTCACAAACATTGCCACGGCACAGTAGAAGAACAATTCAGTCACGTACATTGTTTGACTCCAAAGTTGCGAGAAGACACACGATGAAAGAAACGTTCGGGATACTTTCACCCGAACATTCCTGATTAGTCACAATCTACGCCCCAGTGTGCGTCGATATCTTCGACGTTGAATCCGTGTGGAACAATCCACACGGGAGCAGGACACTTTGTGTGAACAAAGTCGGCCAACTCAATATCCTCCCAACTAATCCCGACACCTGCGGGATTCACACGTCCCCACTCAATTGGCCTATCGACATCGGCCCAAACCAATGCCACCACACACTTGACGGAGATATAATCCCCGCACGTTTCGCATTGTTCCCGATTGTGGACATACTCCGCAGGAACAATCCGAGACACATTCCCTACACACGTTCGAAGGTAGTGAATTGGCTTGACCATTAGAGACTCCCTAATTGTTTGAATTGCGGATACTTGACACACAATGCCGCGAAACACTTTGTCCGCGATTGTCCAGACCACTTGACAACACTATCCAATGCTTCACGCAAGGCACGTTCCGTGCGAAGTTCACACGCCGCCTTTACTTGCGCTTGCACAATCGGTGCCATGACATCCCGTACCTTTGGATTGACTTTGGACATATTGACTCCCAACGTTAGGGGCGAACAATTTAGACGGAAAGAGTATCGGGGGATAATTTCACCCCCGACACCCTGAAGAGAACACACGCTGGCGATTAGAGGCCGAGCGATTCAAGCACGTCCACACTAACAGCACCACGGCCAGACTTATAGACCTTGCGCTCGTTATTGAACCATTCGGGAACTTCACGCTCCAATTCGGACACGAGATAGTCCCGTGCGACTTGCGCCAACGTTCCCGCAGTATCGACTTCGCGCCAATTGACTTGCGACGCACATTCGACGCCATTCTTCCCTGCGACCACACTGCGGAAGGTCAATTTAGTTCCCGAAACAAAGACGGGAACATCACCCAACGAATTCACACACGACAACTTCAAGTCACCACTAACAGAGAACTTGCCGTTCTCCTGAAGGTATGAAACAAACGTAGGGAGAAACACACGGCGGAAAGATTCGACATTCGGCATGTTGAAGGTAGACATGGTAGATAACTCCGTGAAAGTTTCGGAAAGTTTCAAGGGAACATCCCTTGAAACGAATCGCAGGAACGTCGTTTCCAACGTTCCCGCGTCAATGTTTGAAACAAAGACTTTGTTGCGGGAATTTCAACGTAGGATGACACCCTACGCGGTAGACTGCCTTCGATCTTATTCGTTACCTAGCCTCACTCGTCTCCGAGATCGCACTTGAGACTTGACGCGGGATGATTCACCCCTGCGAACGTATCGCAGGATCATACCCTATCGCCGCTCGTCACGACATGTTAGGCTTCAGTAACTTTCAAACCGAAGGTTTGGGAAGGTAGCCCGTAACATAAAACCTACAAAGTAGGCGCGGCTATCCTTGCGATCCCCTCCGCAGTAACACCCCAAGGGTCACTCTCTGCGGAAGATCGCTGATACTAGACTGTCCCGAGGGGGGGTAAGCAGCCGCAGGCCGGGTAAATTTCCCGCAGGGCCGGGGGGGTAGAGGGGGACGCCAATACCCGGTGGGGGAAGGGGGTACCCTCCTAAAATTTTCGATACCTAAAACGTTTTCTTAGAAAACCCCACCTCCCCCGTTAAGGGGAAGCGGGATAGATAGACTCAGGATACAGACGGGGGAATGTACCTGAGGCGGCTTTGGAGCTATCGGGCGTTGTCCCCAAACGATCAACTCCAAAGTGAAATGGTTATGTATGGGGTATATCCTTAGGACTTCCCTATGTGTTTTATGTTATGGGTTTATGTAACGTTATTATTCTAAGACAATCCTACGTTACTTCCTTACGTTATCCCTAGATACTCCCCTTACTATCTTTCCTAGACTCTCCCCTAGTGGAGAGTCCGCTCTTGTTTTATTGTGTTCCATCACAGCTAGGTTGTTCCCTAGCACCAAATCAGGGACTGCTCGTCTAGGTAAATACCCCACCCCAATAAACCTCCTATAAGCCTATTAGAGACGTTCCTGAGTCTACCCCTATGGATGGGGGTCTTAACTGCAGGAACGTCTCTAATGGCATTCTAGCTAGATTACAATAGATCCTTGATCATATCCAAAGCTTTCTTTGGTACGTTCTCTGAAGGACCAGAGTAAAGATCAGGAATTCTATATCGTTCATCTGACTTCTCTCCAGTAATCTGAGAGTGGGTTTCTAGTAGACCCATACGGATAAGAGCAGATAGGTACTGATAGCTTCCCAAGAGAGGGAGAGAGGTACCTACCTTAATTACCGTTTGGATTGGTTTCTCCTTAGCGTCTTCCCAGATCCAGCTATCATCATCGTCATCCTTGGGTCTAGCCAAGCTATAGGCAATAGATTCCATCATAACTAGACCAGCGAGGTGCTTAGAGTATGCAGTAGTTGTATAACGTCTACGTCTACCTATTTCTTGGGTAGAGTGACTAAGCAAGAACTGCATGAATACACCCATAGATCTAGCATAGGGGGATTGATTAATCCGTAGATCCAATAAGGTAGGATCAGTATTGGTGTGTCTTGTAGTAGCGTTTACCAAGGCACCCATACGGTTAATGGTATCTATCCTGATGGGATCTCCATCAGCCCATAGGAATAGACGTTGGATATCCAATAGACCTTCGGAATAGTTACGTTGGTCCTTAGCTGCATCAATCATAACTTGGATTCTAGCTGGGTCTAATAAACCCAGAGCAGATAGATCTATAGCTTCCTTGGGGGATAGACCACACTTTTTAGCTAGAGATGCAAAGTCAGACAATGATTCTGGGTTAGATGTCTTCAATGCTTTAGCAAGAGCCATGAACTTTGAAGAGTTTGTTGTAAGGTTGTATTGCATATTCTGGACATGCAATGTAGTCGTTACATCGTTTACGAAAGCAAGAGGAGCGCCTAGTCTACTTGCTGGGATAGACAGATAGTTAGCTGCCTTACCAACAATAGAGTCTTCTAACTTGTTTCGTTCCTTAGCTCCTGCCCAAGATGCAGCCCAACTCTTAAACCAGCCACCCTGCTTAGAACCCATGATTGTTCCACCGAATGGATTGTTTGGGTTCATCTCAGCTCTTAACAATAGGTGGTCAGAAGATAGACCACGGAGCCAGTGAGTAGCGGATGCTACTTGCTGGATGGTCTGTCTCTTATCCCGACTAAATAGCTTTAGGGTCTGGATGAAGTTAGGAATTACTTGACGTAGCATACCACGGTTATGGTTACTAGCGAGGATAGCTCTTGCGGTTTCACCAGTTGAGGTTAAAGCCGCTCTGAGACCACTTGCTGAAAGGACAAGGGGTCTAGAGCCAGATTCAAGCAATGACCTATAGTGACGATCTAGACCGTCTCTACTTGCCATTAACTTTCCGGTATTTGATTCCCAGATATCCTTAATTCTGTCATAACCACGGTTTACTGAATCCTGTTCAGTCTTAGCGAGTTGACCTCTGCTTGCCTCACCGTGCTTTCTAGAAACCTCAACGAGATCCAAGAATGACATCTTAACACCAAACATATCTGTGATATACTTGGTCATAATGGCATCGGTTACACTGCTTCGTAACTGTTGATAGATCAATCCGTAGATATCCTTATCAAAGTACTTGGCAAGTTCTGGATTCTTTGCGATATCGTTGTGGGACAAGATTCTGGTAATATCCATTTCACGTCCACCACCAACACCTTCAGTACGTGGCTTACCGCCACGGGATTCTGGAGAGTCGATGTTGAGGTATCGGTTCTTAGCTACGGTCATCGTATGTCTAAGAGCCGTATAGTTATCACCACGTGACCGATAGATATCCCAGTTGACGTAGTTTCTAGAAGACACTAAGGCATCCTCATAGATAGTCAACGCATCCTTACCAAGTGAGGCTTTCTTAGCCATATTCTTGAATTCAGAATACTTGTAGACAGCTGGTTCATAACCAAGAGGTGAACCTTCCTTAACCTCAACAGATACGATATCGTCAGAAACCGAATCTCTTGTAAGCTTTACCCAGCCCAAGGCATCCAACGTAATGATGGATAGATCCTTGCTTTCTCGTTCCTTTGCCAAGGCATGCTTAACAAGGGCATCAACGAACTGGTCTTGTTGCTCGAAGGCTAACATGTTGACCTTGTGGATTGTACCGTACTCTGTTGGCTTCATTGGCGTAACCAACGTACCATACTTCTCAAGTAAGCCAGATACCAAGGTATTGTACTTGTGGACACCCTTAATGAGTTCCACAATCAATTCTCTGTGGACGGCATTACTTGGTAAGCTCTCTAGATCAGCAAGGTATAGCCAAGCTGTTTCGTATAGCTGTTCCAACTCTGCGGTCTTTGTGACCTGAGCTGTAATCTTTCTCTGGATATCCAAGAGACCAGCTGCACTGTACATGTTATTTGTTTCTGCGTTAACCATGTCAACGGAGAAGAGATCGAATGTACCTGATAGCTCACCATCTCTAAGATCCATAAGAGGATCGTAAATCTTTGAGAAGAACTGTAGCATCATTGACTGAGCATCGGCAGTATCGCCGTAAGCGGCACCACCACCAACGAGAGAGTTAAAGCCCTTACCAACCTTGGAGTCGGTAATCAATGAATAGATACCAGCACTGCGGTTTCTATTGCCAAGCTTTTCTTCTACTGTTGGAAGCAATACGTCACTAACGAAAGATCGTCTTTCGTCATCTGTCAAGTCTCTGTAGTTCTTACCTGAGAACTTAATTCTAGAAGCCGCAGCCACGGTAGCTGATGGCTTGGTTCTTCGTGTGAGGTGATCAACGGCTGGCTGACTAAACGCCTTCGTTCCCTTGATCATACTATTGATAATCTCTAGATCTTCTGGTTCCATTTCTTCATGTAAGCCAGCAGCTAGTAGATTACGTCTACGAACCTCAGCGGAGTCAACAAGCTCAGCAAGCTTTGCTTCTAGTTCCTTCGTGTCTGCACCAACCGACTTAGCGACATCAATGATATCTCTTGTGATTTGCACAGCTCGCTTTTGCGATAGAAGATTTTGTGATCCTGTCTTCTTAAACTCAAGAGCATTGCGATTCTTTAAGAGTTGCTTATCTGGTCTGAATACCCACTGATCGTGTGGAATTTTCTTTGAACCAAGCTTTGCATAATCCTTAACATCGAGCAATCGTACAGCATCATATTTATCTTCAACAAGATCTAAGTAAGCAAATGCAATGTCATCTACTTTACCACCAAAGTTAAAGTTTCGATCTTCTAAATACTTTACAACTTCTGGATCAAGGATATCTGATTTCTTTACGTGTGACCAATGTGTCATTTCACGAAGCTTAACAACCTTAATACGTTCTGGTGGAACGGCAGCATAAGCACTCATAATAGATCTTCCGCCGCCATAATCTCTAGCAACGTTTAGATCGGTTCCCCACCAAGAACCTTTACTTACTTCATCGCCGTTTTGAGCATCAACATCTGGCCTATTAGTTCCACGATAAAACGTAATTGGCATTCCAAGTTCATCTCTAATAGCAATATCTCTACCACTATCATTGGTAAAGAATTTAGAAATAAGTTCTCTTCTATTAAGTTGAGTACCACCCAATAACTTTAAGCGAAACTCTGTATAAGCATTATAGAAATTAGAACGAAGAAGTTCTCCACTCATGTCAGCATTGGCTAGAACGGTGTGCATAAATTCCAATGCTTTTTGCTTATCCTCTAGCGATGCGTTTTCAAAGGTTTTGGCTGCTTCTCTTATGTAAAAGATATCTTCTTCGGCTGCCGTAGTTGGCATTTTGATAAAACGACGAAGCTCTGTTGGCATTCTGCTCTCAATAGAACCTAATTCCTTTAAAGATGCAACAATAATGTTTTTTCTAGCAATCAATGTTTTAACTAGATTGTCAGCGTCTGCTTTTTCAGAGGGATCTGAAAGATCAAACACACTGAATACAACATCTCTAATTTGTTCATTTGATGCCGTTGCTTCTAAATTAGCAATCTGACTTTTAATTTCCTCTGGTGTTAGCTCCATAAAGATATTAGCTGCTGTGAAGTTTTTACTTAGGTCTCGTAGCGAGTCTAATTCCTTAACAGAGGTATTTGAAAAGTCCTTCTCTCCACCCCTAGCTCTATAAACAAGCGATCCTCCGGCATCAAGAATCACACCTTCGGCAGAAACATTGTCATAGGTTTGACCAAAGACATCCCAATTTGCAAGCCAAGCTGATGGAATGTATAGCAACTTTGCTTTTGCAGCGTGGTCCTTATTATCAAAATCAAACTTGGTTGTTGTTACCCAGGGAGTCAAAATGGATGTTTTAAACTCGGAACCAAGATTTGAAGCATCTGTAAATTCAGATACCAAGGATTCGTGACCAAGCATACGATAGAGCAACTGAGCTGCTCTTTCCATATTAGCATGCCGCTTGCTCTTTGCTGCCTTTAGATAATACTTGCTACCATTAATTTCAACTTGATGTCCTGGATTAGATCCAAGTTGTGGACCAATAATCGTGGCGTTTTCTGGAAACACCGAATCAACTTCAAGTTTTGCTACGGTATAGTTATCTAAAAGAAATTGTACATCATCTGTAGGAACAGCAGAAAGATCGTCTTCTACATTAACACCCTTTTTGTCTAATTCATCATACCAATAGTTGCTTAACTTCTTTAGATTTGTTTTAATATCTATTAGTACTTGAGAATCAATATCTACTGGAATAAGGTCAAGTGCTATTTCAGACTTAAGTACAGCTTTTATACCATCCACACCAAATTCCTTAAAATAATTTTCTAAGTGAACATCGTAGAGTATAGAAACTGTTGGTTCCCATATTGGAACTTTATCAGAACTTGGTACTTCCCCAAGTAAAAAGTACAGCAATGTTTGTTGAGCTGTTGAAAGTTCGCTAATTGTTGGTGTATACTTAAGCATAAACTCACCATTGTCTTCAGCCCACTCTAGTGGCTTTTGAGTAAGAAGCGCACTTAATATAAATGCATTATCTTTCTGATAATCTTTAACCTTAAAGTAATAACCATCACTTGTTGATAAGTCTTTATGGGTTATTCCAACCGTCCACTCATCGAAGATAGTAGGTAACTCAGTAAGCTTCTTAAAATACTTACTATCACCTACCTTTGATATTGTAGGTTCGGGTGGAAAAGCCAAGTCTAACGCTGATTTTAATTGAGTAACTGCTTCTAATAATGTTTTTGCATTATTGCTCTGTGTCTCAAAAACCTTATGTTTGTATGGTAGTAAGTTTTGAATAGTTGTAATTTTTGTATATGCGTACTGAGCCGTTTTTAATTGCTCATTAATGGGTAGCTTTGCAAAGTCACTATTAGAATACTTTTCATACGACAATTGCTGTAAATCCATTTTTGGAAAAAGATCGTATAAGCTACCGTCTAGAATAAGTTGTAAAGCTTGTGTTACTGAGTCAGAATACGGTTTTTCGTTTGTTTTTATCTTAATAAAGACTTTATCAGGTGTTTCAAAATACTTAGTAGCGCCCTTATACGCAAGTTCGTTGTGTGCAAGCAATGCACCAATTGTGCCGTCCTCGAAACCAAAAGCTTCGAATTCTTCACCATATTCGTTTTCTAGAATAGAACCATCTAAAGTCCAATCCCCACCCTTAGCTTCTTCTTCCGTAATCTTGTTAAGTTGAGCATAGACCCTACCCTTAGCAGATTTGAGAGCAGAACGAAGTTCAGCTTCATCTCCAAGTCTAACAACCTCAGGAATTTGAATCTCAGTACCGACTAATCTAAAGGGAACATAAGTAGGCTCAGGCATTAATACCATGCCCATTTGATCAACTGGTTCTACCTTACTCTTGACCACACCAGTTACAAGATTTGAAACAATAGTTTCTTGTAGTGTTTTATCAACGTTCTTTATCTGTTCTTCGGTTGCTCTAGGAAAGATAGACCTAGAAATACCATTAAGCATTTCCTTAACTGGTCTTGTTTTAGCTGCTCCACTAGCAGCCTTAGCCCCAGCAAAGAAAGCGAGAACATCAGAATCAGTCAATGTGTTTGCAATGAATTCGTGAAGATTGATCAAAGCATAGTGGGTTGTTGTGGGAAACTCTACAGCATCAGCTCGACCAACAAACTTTTCTTTATAGTCTGAACCCAATAACTGTAAAGCTTCAGGAGTACGATCAATCCAATCAACTGTTGCTAGATAACTAGCAGCGATTGACTTGACACTTGCCTTTAGTTTTTTACCGTTTAGATCAACACCGGATTGAACACTATTGCGAAGTGCTTCTAGATAGGCAACGTGTCCACGTCCTTCTATTTGAGTAAAGCCAGCTTCGTCTATTTCCTTCGTTGTTATGGCGTGAATGACTTCGTGAATGAGGGCTGGTACATTGACCGTACCTTCCTTAACATTTAGGAAGATGTTGTCATAGGTGTATAGACCCTCAGTATTATCGTCAAGCTTTGCTACCCAAACACCGACCGTTTCTAAATAGTCTCTATGTTCGTTTAGGATTTGACCAGCAAGTGTCTTATACTTTGATTGCGGATTGTTCGCTAGTTCTTCAAGAACTTGAACACCATTTTCTAGTTCACCTGAAAGAATCCTTCTATAGAGATCACTGGAAGATTCTTGAGCAGCTCTGATTAAATAATCAGGAGCGCGAATGACATCAAGTGGTCCAGCTGACATTAAGCGTTCTGATAGATCTTCCATGTCTTCTGTAGAGATGCGTTGAGCAAGAGTTTTTTGTTTCTTAGGCTTAAACTCAAGATCAAGAAGCTTTCGAATTGCCTTAGCTTCGTCCTCTGCTAGACCATCAACAAATGTTGTAAGTTCATTACGAAGATCTGAGATACGATTCTCAACAGAATTTACGGTTAGTTGAATTCCGTAATTCTCTAGAAGTCGTGCTGTGTTATCAATATCAGAAGCCTTTTGTAATATACCCTCACGTCTTGCCATAAAGACAGCAGCGAGTTCGGTCTTACCAATATCAACTAGGTGAGCATGAAACAGTGTAGCTAGATTTCTAAGAGCTTCGCTTTCAGCTTGTTGCTTTACGTAGAAGTCCTTTTTCTCATCGTCTGTGTACACCCCTTCAACCTTTTGCGATCCCTCTAATACGTTTACCGCATCACCACTAGCACCCACTACCTCTTCACTTCCAACCTTCTTCTTGGTTCCTTCCAATCTTCGCTTTGCATTTAATTCAAGATTACGAATAATCTTCTTTACAAAGGAGGAAGCAGCCTTTGATTTCATGTATCCATTAGCCCACAGTTCAATCTTAGGTAGTTCTCTCCAGTCCGGAAAACCTACTTCTTCTCCGTCTGTTTCAACCAATTCAGCAAGACGATCAATGTTTTTCTCAATTGCTTTGAGAATAGTAATTGGATCGGCTTCAATCATATTTTTAAATAATAAGTCTTGAACCGTTGCGCCAAGGCTCTGTAGTTGCAACCACTTTGTTTGAATAGACTCACCCTTATCTAGATAAGCCTTAGCTTTACTAATTTTCTGTGGCACTACTTCGAGTACGGTGTTACCAAGTACACCAATCTTTAGTCTCTCTATGGAGTTATTAAATTGACTGACTGTTCCCTTGGCTTTATCATACTTCTTAATTAAGTCTTCTTGAGCCTTAGATCTATTTGCCTCAGGTACAGCTCTAGCTGCATCATAAGCCGACTTCTTATCCTCAATATATTTTCTAGTTTCTTTAATTGTATCAATGTTCCGCTCTACAAATTTCTTAGCTCCAACAAACTCTGCAATCAAAGAACCGTTACGCTTGTGCAATGCACCGCTGACGTAAACCTTCAAGTCTTCCATTGACCAGTTAATGGTATTAGCTGTTGCTTGTAGATTTTCTGGGGTTGGTTCTCTAACTAAAGCATCAAGCGGACCTTCAAACTTTTCAGCTAGTTTTTCTAATTCTAGGAAACGACTAAAGTTCTTATCGTCTAGACCCATAATTCCTTCGATGGTGTGTCTAGAGATTTGAGCGCGTAATTCAGCTTCAAAGAATTGCTTAACTAGATCGCTTGGAAGCTGTCTTGTGGTTGTAGCTTCCGCTTTAGCAGAAACACCAGCAACATCCTCAAGCTTTGTAGTAGTATACTTCTCAAGCAAAGACTTGGCTCTACTTGGATTTGCAACAGCTGCAGCAACAACAGTCTTAACTTCGGCCTTCTTTGCTGCAGGAATACTTAGGCTGTCAGCTGTAGCCGAAGCTTCAGTACTGATGGCAGCCAAAGCAACAAGCTCAGTCTCAACGCTTACTGGAGTTTCTTCAACATTGATAACCTCTGGAGTAACGATAGGCGCACGTTTTGCTTCTACAGCATCTAGTGTTCTACCTTCTTCCAAAGCAGCAATGACAGCCGTAGCGTGTTCCTTGTCTACCTTAGCCGTTTCAACTACGGTTGCAACCTTAGTAGCAACAACAGTTTCAGTTGGGGTTAGTTCTACCTTCATGCCAGCAGAATCGACAAAGGTTCCTGGACCAAGAAGTTCTTCAAGGTCTGCCTTAAGCTCAGATGAAATACCGATATCAGTTTCAGTCTTACTGACCTTTGACGCAGCGCGTCTCTTAATCTCATCCTGTAGATCTTCCTTACTGAAGAATAACTTACTCTCTTCAGTCTTGAAAGCGGCATCAATAAACTTAACCTTTACATCGTCTACAACGCTGATGAATGGGGATTCAATTGCAGCAAACTTTGCAAGCTCTTCGTCTGTAAGCTTTGTTGGCTTTGTAAGCTTATTAGCTGGACGGGCATCAATAGATGTAACCGTACCAATCTTTGCTTCTTCGTCCTTTAGGAAGGTGAGAACAGATTCTCTGCTCATACCAGAAGCAATAGCTTCCTTAATGACCTTACGTGTTGCGTTGTTGACCTTTTCATAGATCTCATTCACAACACTTGTTACAGTAACTGGCTTAGTTGCCGCAGCTTCAGCAAGCTTATCTACAACTGGCTTAGCCTTTTCGAATTCAATTTCTTTCTTAGCAAGATAGTCGTTAAAGGCCATCTCTCCAAGGATTTCCTTACCAATGGCAAGGCGTTGTTCCTTTGGCAATCGCTTAAACAAGCCCTGATAGGCTGAGTCAAACAACTCACCGATCTTAGAGTTGGAACGATTGAACAAAGCTTCGAATACATCTTCGGCTTCCTTGCTCATTATCATGCCAGCTTCTAGTGCCTCTTGGCTCTTGAAGCGTTGACCAAGATCTCCAAGGTGGTCGCCAATTCTGTGGAATAGACGTTGAACTTGGGTCTTAGGAGCGCGACCATCACCAGACATAACTCGTCTAACGTATTGTGACATACCATTAGCGAACTTCTCTGCTGCCTTTTCGGTCCACTCAGTTCCCGTATAACCAACCCAGTCCTTAAACTTTTCCCAGATCTCGTCTGTAATACCAATGGCATGTCGAGCGTCTGGAGTAAGTTCATCAAGAATCATTACCTGTAAGTAGTGAGACATTTCGTGGGTAACGGTACCAACGTCTGAAGACTTGGTTGCTCGAATAAGAGCGGTGTTACCCTCGAAGAAGATCTCTGCGTTTCTATCATCAGCCACTAGGGAAGCGATTCTAAGTAGATTAGAATCACCATCATAACCTAATGAGTCCATGATGATCTTAGCAACCGTAGCCTCTTCCTTAGTAAGATCGAAGATCTTCTTAATGCTGTCTACGGTTACAGAGGTACCTTCAGCAAAGGTCTTAACAAGTTCTTCCTTGACCTTTGTCTTCTTTACCTTTTCAATTGTTTCCTTAATCTTAGCCGTCTTTACGTCATTCCAAGCCTTGTTAAGCTTTTCGTTTACCTCAACAAGCTTTGCTTGCAAGGTATCCGTATCAACCGTAAGGACATCCTTTGAGAAGAATGGGGACTTAGGATCATCGGCTCGAAGCTTAATGCTGAGTTGTCCATCATCGCCCTTCTCCAAGGTTCGCTTGGTGGCAAAGACATCCTTATTCTTTGGATCAACGACAACGGCAAAGTTCTTATTTGAACCCGTTGCGGTAACAACGATTGGCTTATCGCCAAAAGCTGCAACAAAGATGCTATCAACAACTTCCTTTGGAATGACACGACCGCCACCAAAGTCACCAGTGACGATTCTCTTAAAGGTATTTACAACCTGAGATTCATCTACCGATGCCGCTTCGTATCGTGCGGCGGTAATAAAGTTCTGGAAATCTGCATCTGACGATAGATTGATACTGCGACCAAGTGTTGCTTCTGCGTTGTTTAGAACCGTAGCGGATGATAATCCGATTTGTTCCAAGCGTCTATCAACACTCTTGGCAGCAACCAATCTCTTAAGTTGTCTTGCAACCTCAACTTGTTGGGTGGCTACTGGTGCTTCGGTAAGTAACCGACCAGTTGCCGTAGGTGGTTGTGGTTGTTGCTTGGTATTGTAATCAACCAATACAGCCTTAACATCATCAATGGTTAGGTCTGCATCTGCAAGGTTTGACTCGTTAACAAGTTGATTAAAGATACCACGGGTTTCTGGATCTACGCCATCTACGCTAAGCATAGCAGCTTCACCAGCCACACCTGTTGCCTTCTCAAACTCTTCGATAACTGGCATGACGCGCTTAACGTCAAGGTTCATCTTACCCGCAATACGGGGATTGAACTTACCAAAGAGACGTGAGCCATTGAGCATGACGTTTGTAAAGTCTCTGCCGTCATAGCTCTTCATAAACTTATCGACTGTATCACCAAAGAAGATACCACGACCATCGCTAAGGGTATTACCCCAGACGATATCGCCATCCTTGGTGGTTGCCCACGTATCCATTGAGTTTGCAATCTGTCTACGGAAACCGTCCCAGTCTCCGGTCTTATAATACTTATAGTCACCGATGGACCCCAGACCAAAGCGTACTGCGCTTGCAACACCAACGGCACCAAGGGAGCCAGTTAGAGCAGCTAGGGCGGTTTCGCCAAGGTTATACTTAAGCGCCTTTTCGGTATCTGCAAAGACCAAGGAACGCCATTCGTTATCGGCCTTCTGGTCTGCCAAGGACGATACTGCCCCAGCAACGCCACCCTCAAGGGCTAATGCCAATCCACGGGCTGACAGGGTACTGACAGCTGATCTACCAGCTGACGGTACAACGGCCCTAATAGCCGCGTAGGCTGGTCCTTCGATGAGACCAGTCATTGGGCCTGTCGCTAGCGCGGCGGTGTTAGCGGCCTGTCTAACGAGGTTTAAACCCCTAAGGGCGCGGGAGGAATTAACACCAGCAGCAACCGACCCAGACAAGGCTCTGGCAGAGACCCCAGCAAGGCCAGCCACGGTACCCAAACCAAGGGTAGCTACGCTGGTGAGTGCCATATCCCGGAGGATCAATGGGTCTTTTATACCCTCAATTAAGGAGTTGCCAAGCTTGGACAACGTTCCATTGTCCTTTTCAAACCGTTGCATGCCGATGTTTAATCTGGCTTGCTGTACGGCTTCGTTAATGTTAAAGATAAATGCTTGTTGGTTTCGTGTCTCTAGTACATAATCTTGGATATTAATTCCTGCCTGAGCCACAAAGTCATTTACTTCTGGGTTTGATTCTTGCCACTCCGTAAGGGCTGATAGTTGCTTTTCATAAGTCCACTCTGGGTCAACAGTGCTAAGAATCTTCTTAACTTCATCGGCCCTACGGAACGTTTCGTTCTCTCCAAAAATATTGAAGAAGTTAATACCTTCTACAAACTGTTCCCAGTGGTGAGTTTCACGGTTATCCGTTGTGAACATGGCATCGCCCTTGTTCTCAAACTGATCCACCATACGGTATGCTTTTTGAATGGAGCGTTCACCCCATCCCTTAGAACCCTCACCAATAGTAAAGGAAAGGGCTGTATCGCCTACTTCTTCTTTGGTCAACCCAGATTCAGTTAGATTCCACCTTCCATTTAGAAAGGATGGGCTAAGAAGACCAAGAGAAATCTTTTCATTCTTGATTTGTTGTTCGCCCATGTCTGGTGTTTGACCAGAATACATAGACGTTGGATTTGTGAAGTTTACGGTAGGTGACTTTGAAGGAAGAGGTTTGCTGTTCTCTTCGAAAAGTCGATCTAAATCGTTATTCATTTAAGTCCTTAAAAATAGGTGGGGGCTGTTAGACCCCCACCATTGTTATCGTTCGACATAATTATCAGAAATTTCAACGAGATTATCAGCTTCTCTTGACACAAAGTCATCGAAGATTTTTACAGTCTCGCGTGGTTGGTTTCTGATTCGATTGCGTTCTGCAATCAAAGTTAATGATCTCATATAAGCTTCGTGAGCTTCGACGTATTGCCGTCTTACATGCTTGTTGGTTGGGTGTATATAGTTTGCAAGTTGAGCTTGTCTCCAAACCTCACCAGCAATCATCGAGTATTTCTCAACAGCATTGTTTACTTCCATTGCTGCCTTGACTACTTGATTTTTAGTTGGAAGACGAAGACCAAACAACTGACCATCTACATATCCTTGTTGCAGTGATTGAATCACTTCACCACCAAGATCAGTTACCATCGGTCCCTGAATTAGATTCCAGTTCTTACTGGAAGTTGGCTTGGCATAAATGAATGAAGCCGCAACCCCCTTAACAACGCTGGATACTCGCTTAAAGTCCATGAAGCCGTTTGTGCTTTCGCTTTCTTCGACCTCCGGTTCAACAACCTCCATGACCCAGTTATTACTGAGGGTCGGCTTAGAGTAGGAGATTACAACAGGTTTACCAGCAACGGTTGTAAGTACGGTCTTATGGTCAATCAGACCATCGCTACGTACACCAAGACGTGATTCCGGTTCTTCCGTTGTTTCGGATGTAACACCCAAAAGTTTTTGATCTTTTTCCCACTCCCTAAAAGTCTGTATTGCAGGTGAAGCGTCTTTTGTGCTTGTTACTTGTTCCCGTTTTGGCCTCATGTGTGGAGCAATAAATTCACTCCACGTCTTCATAAAGGGCATCGGTGCCTGTAGTGTGTTTCGAAGAGTTGTTTCAAACTCCATTTCCTGTGGCTCTAACGTTACCTTTGTAGGTGACGTATCATCACCATAACGAGCTGTATCTAACTGCCAAGGCGTACCCATTCCCTTCCACTCATACATGAGCAGGGGCTTACCAGCAATACCAGTTACACCAGTACGACGAGATAATCTTGATTCTGCCCCAGTGTAAACATATTTGCCGTATGTTTCTTTTGGTTGTTGTGATGTTTTGGGTTGTTGAGGTGCTTTTGGTTGTGGTTTTAATATTGTTCGATAAGGTTTTAAACCATCAGTAGATAAGAATCCGTTTACTGGCTGTCTCGGCTCACCATCCTTAGTAACAAACCATTGTGGTTTACCCATGTGGTCAACATACTCGTAACGATAATCTTCGTTTGGAATACTCATTGGAATAGGAAGACCAGACATCGGTGAAGCCCATGGAATAATATTACCCCACTGTGTAGTTTCTCTAAGGGATTGATTAGAGATACCATTAGCGGTTAGGTAATCCACAACCATTGCGTGGTTTACCTCACCAGCATTAATCTTACCTACTGCAAATCTGGAGAATTGTTCTTTGGACATTCTCTTTAATGCTGAGCGGTGAGCATTAGAACCAAGCATTGATTTCTTGATTGGAGATGGTTGGAATGTAGCTAGAACATTATCCTTATTTCGAAGTTCAACAGTTGTTGCTGTTTGCTTTTTGTTTAGGTTACTAATGTCCGTACCGACAACAAACTTGAACTCGCCACTGTCAATACCAGCTTGTATGCGTTGCATATTTCTTTTAGCGGTTGCAATGGCTTCTGTAAGTGTTTTGGGATTTCCTAAGTCTTTTAGGGCGGCTTGAGCCACAAGCATTGTTCTATTATCCTTGTGACCACCAATAACTTCTGTAGCTATTGCCATTATATTACTGGAGGCATTGCCAGGAATTCCTGATACGTCCATGCCACGTACAGCTGACACAGCCAGAGCCACTGCGGCTGGGTTTTCCATATCTGTTGGTGGGGCGGTAAATGTACCGTATTGATTGAATGTACTTTTGTCAAGGCCATTCACATCAAAGTCTGCATCTAATAGAACATTAAGATTTTGTTTACCACCGTCCTGTAATCCATATTGAATATCAGATCCAGCAATGAATCGGTCGGCTATTCCCACTGGTGGTTCCGGAGTGTCTGGTTTCTCTAGCTGTAATCCAGAGGACTTAACAACAAAATTCTGTAGACTTTTGTTTGTTCGATCTGCGGCTATTTCCCACAAATCTTCATCTGAGTATTTAGTTCGTGGATCGTATTTTGCATCATAGTAGTGACCTATTGCAATTTCTGAAATCTCCCTAAGTGCTGGATTTACAGCATTTCCAGTTAATAAACTCTGTAGATTTACATTAGGGCCAACCCTAGCTTCTATTTGTGGAAATACATTATCTCGTAATTCCACCATAATAGCATTCAATTTAACTTTGTCTTGTGTTTCTTCAGAGAGATTCTCACGTGTACTATAGGCTCCAACCAGCGGTTGTAGAACGTCTGAGCTGCGGCTAAGTTTCTGAAGTCTCTGCTTTTCCTTTAGTAACTCAACATCAATAAGCTGGCCTTGAATAAACTTTAAAGGATCTCCATTACCACCATGCTCTTTAGCTAGAGCCTGTAGTGTTTCGAAAGCATTGGTAAAACCAGCTGGGTTTTGCTGTCCAATTCCCGTGTTACGAATTCTATCTAAATTGCTAGCAATATGATCCTTTGGTGTAAACATAATAAACGCAGCTGTCGCTGCTTGGCGTGTGTCTGGGTTCATTAACGCCCCAGCAAGCATATCCGCAACACCACCATTCATTGGAGATTCGCTGTGAGAAGCGTTCAGCACGGCAAACCACTCATTTCCCGCAGAACCAAACGCCAACATATTTTGCCATTGATCTAGTGGAGCATTAGATCTTAACAATTCAGTAATAGCATTTACGCCAATTTCTGTGTGTAAGAATCCATTTGGTGTTAGTTGAATACCAGCTGCCTGTATTTCTTTTGAAAGTTCACTCCACGGCTTGATGTTGATGCCATCCGCTTGATAAGGATCAACACCATTTTTTTGTATTACGTCAAGAAATACTTCGTTGATCTCAGACGGGTTTAAATTTAAATTTGGTATTCGCTGATATAATTTACTATAGCTAGCTAAATTTTTCTTTGTTCGCTTTTCTCTGGAATCTCCGGTAATTGATGACCCAGGAATATCCTGACGAGTTGACAAGAACTGATTGAACTTATCGACGGTATTTCTAAATGTCTTATAAATTGTTTCGTGCGGTTGACTATAGGACTCTACTGCGTTAGCTGTAAACTCCGTTAATGCAGTTGGTGACGAATCAAACTTAAGTGATTGACCGAAGAATTTTAAGCCGTCTACTGTTTTAGTTAGATCTTGAACAATAAGCGGAACACCACCACTATTAATTTCTAATAGAGCTTTTTCAAGTTTTGTGATTCTAGCGTGTCTTGCGTTAATAAATCCTTGTCTATCAGCTTCCGGTGCAGATTTAATAACCGAATCTATAAGATTAATATCAGCTTCAGCTTGTCTAATTGCTGAGTTAACTCTATCCGTTACGCTAGCGATCTGCATTCTCTGAGCTTCTTCAGCTCTCTTGTACGGTAGAAAGGATGCCGTGTTAAGGGCATTTGTTCTACTGTTTTTAGCATTTAAGATATTTGAATACGTATCTTCTGGCATGCTCTTGGCAATATTTTCATCCCAAGATCTACCATAAAACTCCTGTGCATAAGAGTCTTGAAGTTTATATGCTATAGCTTCTAGTCTTTGAACCTGATAAGCTTCTGAATTCATTCTAATTTCAAGGGATCTAAGTTCAGCAACTTCAGCTTCTGTCTTATCCGGTTTAGCGCGTAATGCTGAAGTTTCTTTTGCAAGCTGTTCTGTCCGCTCCCAAATACTTCTTAGTTCCTTGTTGTGGTTTGCAATGCGACCTTCCAGTTGTTTCTTATCAGCTTCTCTAGCCTCGTTAAAACTTTTAGCAGAAGCTGCTGTCATCTTTCCCTGTGTTTCTAGTAAGTCAATCTTTTCTTTACGAACAGCAGCAAGATAGGCTCTATCACCCATTGTCTTTTGAGGTTTATCTTGAACGTCTTTTTGCATTTGCTCAAGCTGGACAAGTCTACCTTCAATATCAAAAGTTGGATTGTCGGATGTTAATAGGTATTCCTGAAACGCAAGACTGTCATCGTTAAACGCAGATAACATAACATCATCTGCTGTTTCTCGTCTAGCCCTTTGACCGTAGAGATCGAAATTATAAGCAGTCTTTCTAGCTTGCTCCAACAGAGCTGAGCTTGTTTCACCGCCACCATCCGAGTCAATATCGTAACCAACGATTTCTTTGACTTGGTTTTTATACTCTGTAATTTGAGCATCTACAGAATCAAAATCATTATAAGCAGACGCATTGTCAATGCTCATTTGTGTTTTTGCTTCTAGATCTTCAAGTAGGCGTTGCTTTTTCTTACGCTTATCTTCAATATCATAAGATACGAGTTCTGTTCCAAACTTGGCAACAGATTCACCAATGGCACCCCAGTCAATTCCTTGACCAACGCCAACGACATTCTCTGGAAGCTTAACTTGTGTTTCTTGATATATTGGTTGATTAGGGGGATTTAGAAATACCCCCGGTCCTTGCATTTCAATCATCTAAGTAAGTCCTCTATAGATAGGGAATCAGCTAGCATCTCTTCACCAGAGGCAAAGGGATCTATCTCAGCCCGTCTGTTAAAGCCCTGTTGAACAGCAGCTGGAATATCTTGCTTTGGCATTGCGCCTAAGATTGTTGACCACTCAGATACATCCATGTTTGGTAGCATCTGTAGGCCAGCACCTGTTACCGCTCTGTTGTTCATTTCCTGTGTTGCGATACCCGTATCTAGTCCATCAACCACGGCTCGTTCAAACAATGGCTTAGCCATCTTTGTAATGAGTTCAGTTTCTGGACCAAGACCAACACCATTAGCTTCAGTAGAATTGCTTAAAGCAAATGCTGGTTGAATAGAGCCATCTCTATTTGTTGTTGCAAAGCGTCCCTCAATGATTGATGCACCATCAAGTAGGCCCATAAGCTCTAACTTAATCATGTCATCTACGTGAATTTCAGCTGGAACGTCTGGATCTAATTGATCAAACTTAAAAGCTTGAATCTTATTTTCAAGAACCTTGCGATATGCAAGCTGTGACTTGCTGAGATTTTGTGACGTTACTTCTTGTTCTGTGTTTGCTAACTCTGGGGATAGCTCTTGGTTTAACCACGACGGTGCCTTGGTCATTGTGTTTCGTAAAGACGATTCCCGTGCAGCTGGATCGGTTGGCTTCTTAACTTGAGACCGTAACCAATCCTTAGCTTGATCGGGACTGCCGGGAAACTCCTGCTCAGCTTCAGACCAAAACTCATCAGCGTTGTCTGAAGAGACATCCTTAAGAGAGTCTTGGTACCACTTTTCGAAGGCATCAAACGGATCGTTATAGATAGACTTAAAGATATCCTTACGCTTCTTTACACGATCTAATGTGTTGGTCTTCTTCTTTGCAGCTGTTAGACGTTGCGTTTCTGGTTGTTGACCAGTAGCAATTTCAAACAGCTTCTGTAGTTTGTTTTGATTAAGCATTATGATCCCGCCCTATATGCGCCGATACCAGCAGATAGACCAGACATGAGTCCAGTAGCCAAGCCAGTTGCCATAATGTTTGAGGACGAATTAACAATACCGCCCGTTGTGTTTAAGAAAGCCATCTGCTCTGGAGCAGCTAGGTTTCTTTGGCCCAAGATGTTCTCTCGTTGTGTAGAAATATCTTGCATTGTGTTCATATAATTAACTCGCATATTCTTGGACATCTTTTGAGCTTCCGTTGCCGCTTGTCTGAGGGTTGCCCGAACAGAAGCAGAGTTCAACGAAATACCACTAGAGGATGCAGAAGCTAATGCCTGATCTGTAACTTGACGAGTTTGCTTGCTAAGTTCTGACGTGGCATTCTGATATGACTTGGTGCCATAGTACTGAGCTGCCACAGCTTGTTGCAATGACGAGCGTTCTAATGCTCTATTCGTGTGGTACTGAGCTTGCCACTGTCTGAGAATGTTTCTGTTTTGTGTTTCATTAGCCCAACGATTCTGAAAGTTCTGTTGGTCTTGTTGCATCTGCTGGGCCATAGCCTGAGCGTTTGCTTGAGAAGCTCCGCTCATTCCGCTTAAGATTCCAGATCCAGCGGCTAGACCACCGACGATTGCTGCCGTAAATGGAGGCATATTATCTCCTGTAGAAATTATCAATTATAGAGCCGTGGCGTTTATTGACACGCTCTTGTGCTTCAACGATACCTCGATACTTCTCACCAAGTAGACCAACAATACGCTTATTGCTGAGCCATTCCTTGACGGTATCACGGTGTTCTCTGTCTACGTTTCTTTGGATAATCTCATCTGGTGTGATGACCAGATTGTCTACCCAGAGTTTTACAATACTGGCGAGAACGTCAACACGGTCATCGTGCTTTAACGCTCCCCGCTTATTTTGCATTCTTGAGATTTGGATTTGTGTTTCCTTTGATCGAATAGCTTCGGTATCAAAGATCAATCGGTGTTGAGACATTACAGGTTCTAGTGTATCTAAGATTCTTTTCTCTTTAGCTCCCGATACCTTGAACTCTTCAATCGCAACACGACCACAGATTCCATATACGATAGGTCTAAGCAATGACGTAAACATACCGTCTCCGTAGTTTGCTTCGACCATGATGGTTGATACTTGATATTGATTTGCAATCTTTGCAATTCGACCCAAGGTAATATCATCATAGCCACCTGGTAGACCATCTAGTTCGTGGATGACAATGTATCCATTCACGAAGGATGCCACACAGTAAGCTGTTTCGTCTGCACCACGACCAGAGGGGTCGATACACAATCTGGTATCAACATACTTGGTCATCGTAGCAGATGCCCACATAGGGCCATACAATAGATCTCCATTCAAGCCATAGCTAGGAATGTCTAGTGGCTTGTTTCTTGCCCACACAACCTTCTCTGGGAATACCTCTGGAGATACATCCATGACAACAAGATCCTCAAGCTTTAGAGGATGCTTGCTGGCATCGCTAAGAGATGGGTCAAGCAAGTAGTGCAAAGCAAACTGCCGTGGTCCAATCTTAGCTAGGCGTTCCTCTAGAATGTGCTGAGGAAAGCGCATGGGATCTACAGTATCTCCGGGTTGTCCCTCAAGATCAGAGATGTATTCGTGACAGTGTAACCACTGAGACTCAATTTCTGGATCTGGGATGACAGCAGGAAACTTTACAATCTCATAGGGTAGACGTAGATAGATTGAATCCGTACTTTGATACGTACCCAAGAATACAATCCTACCGTATGGAACTGGGTTTCTAATCTGTTCTAGTTCTGTTAACTTGTCTAACAACTTCTGTCGAGCTTGAGGACTATCGGAGTTCTTCTCAATCTCAATATCGTCAGCCAACACATAATCTGCGTGGCTACCTGTAATCTGTCCTGTGATACCCTTGGCATAACAAGACAAGTCCTGACCAACCTTATCCCGAATACCAACATTAAAACCAAAGGCTGAGTCTTTATCATGTTCCTTTGGAAGTAGGTGTTGCATATAGGGGACTAAACTCAGGATCTGACGAACCTGAGAAATAAACTTAATGGCCTTGTCCTGTGTTGCAGACAAGACCATGATTGTTGTGTTTGGATTATTTAACAATAACCACGAAGCATACATAGCAACGATGGTTGACTTGCCAGCACCACGACCAGCTTGGAGCTGCATATCCTTGGGGCCATTCTGTACACACTCAGCGATTGCATACTGAAGTGGGCTTGGCTCACCAAGTCCTAGGTACTTCATACAAAAGAAGCAATGATTTCGAAAGTCTTCTAAGACTTCATCTGGTACTTGCATGAGTACCTCCTTTCAAATAGGAGGGTAGACCTACCGATCTACCCTCCCGTAGCGAAATTCCCGGCGCAATTGATTGCCCGGTAGAGCGGCCATAATACACCAGCCTATCATAGCGGGTGCGGCCAATATAGACTAGTCCCAGCTTGCGCTGTCTATGCGGACTAGGCTTGTTTCTTGAGCTTAAAGGGAGATAGTCCCTCTAAGGTTTCAGCCCTGACGGCTGGAATTGTGTCTGATTTATTATCTGCAACTACCCGTGCGACTACTTGATATAGTCCAGGTGATCGCTTATCGGGATCGCTAAGATCTTCAATCAGACAATCAATGAGAAGATCCTTTAGTGTATTGATTCCCTTGTCCATGTGTCACTTCTTTTTCTTTTTGTTCTGGTATCGGTCAAGAAGGCGGCGACCCTTTGAAACCGCAGAAGCTTTATCACCATAGTGATTCCATGCCTCTAGGCTTAGCTTGAGTCGGGTCTTACGTCCCTTCTCATCCTTTAGTGGTCCAGCTGCAGAACCCATTCTAACTAAGAATGAACCCTGTCTACGCATTTCCTCTGGTGTCTTTGGCGCACGGCCAACAGGTGCCTTTAGGTTTGATCCAGTTGCTCTGTTATATTTGTTTCGACCAGATTGGGTAAGACCACCCTTTGGATTCTTATCCTTCTTGGTCATGGAGACTGATGGTTTCTTTGGCATTACTTCTTCTTCTTTGGTGCCTTCTTCATAGGCTTCTTCTTAGCAGCGGCCTTAGCCATTGCCATACCCTTAGCAGTATATGGGAATTCTTTCTTTCCTACCTTTGGCATATTACTTACCTTTCTTAAAGAGGTCTGTAAGACTTGAGATTGGAAATACCTGTCCGGCAATGTAGCCGACAACTAAAGTGAGGCCAGCAAACCAGATGCTGCCAAGTAACGATTCGAATGAAGCTAAAATCATTTTATTTGTTTCCTATTCTTTCGTGATAGTAAGAAATAACATTAAGTGATACTGCTGTTGTATTTGCTGCAGTACACCTTGCGCTTGAAAAACCAAGCGCGGTACCGGCTGACGGTAAGTTAGATGTTGCGCTACCAGTAGCCGATGCTCCGGTATCATCTCTCGTAAGTTTCCAATACATTGTTGTGGATGGGTTTGGAGGCCAGAATAACTCCAGCGTATATGCAACGTTTTGAGCTGCAGCTATTCCTGTATCAACAACAGTAGCTGCAGCAGTGTTTGTGCAGTGCATTAACTGATAGTTTGTATCAGTAGTTCGTAAACCTATACCAAATTTATGTGAAAATGAACTTGCTGCGGACGGATCGACTTGTGCTGCTGCTGGTGCTGATGTCGTTGTTGTAAGTCCGTGATATTCCGAACAGTTACTAAGGGCATCCGATCTACCGAATTTATAAATGATGTGACCACCACCAGATCCAGAAACCGTTCCTCGCATAGCTGCAAGTGTTGTTATTCTAAAATTACCAAATGAGTTTAGTGCAGCTGACGATGGTTGTATAACTCTTACAACTCTTGCTAAATTGCTACTATCAGCGATTGTTCCTGCCACACCCGTTCCAACGACCGAAGAAGCAAGTCCCATTGAATGAAAACCAGTACCACCGTTAGCTATAATCCAACTAATACGGTTTCTTGCAATACATGTTTGCAGATTTGTAATAGGACAGTTGTCTCCACTAATCATGGAAAGCATTGGTCTACCAGCTAAATCTTGCGATGTTAGAATAGCCGTGCTAGCTACGCCGTTTGATTCTGTGGAATTAGCGAGTTGAATGTTTCCAGCTGGGGAAATAGAGGCGTATGTTGCACCTTCAAATCCTCCTGCGCTGTTGTATTGAATAGAGCCATCACTACCTTGTGGGGTTGTGCTGCCGCCGCTAGGATCAGCAGCGGTCCAACCACTTATGTTATTCCAAGCCAATACTTGACCGCTGGTTGCTGTGCCTTGTGAAAGCTTTCCAACACCAACCGATCCATCTGGTATCGCATCTGCTACTGCTCTATTAATCCAAGCAGATCCGTTGTAACTTAATAGATTATTTGAAGCAACCGACGTTATGGTAACGTCTGTAAGTCCATCTAGGTTTGTAGAGCCACCAGATACCGTTTGCCAAGTGTTGTCTCCACGTAGGAAGGTTGTGTTATCTGCGGTTCCAGAACCAAGTCTAGCTGTAGCTATTGTTCCCGAAGTAATGTCACCAGCTGCGTGAGTGTGGGTTGTAGAAGCCTTACCGTCTAAAGCTGTCTGTAAACCCGTAACGTCAGAGATGGCATGAGTGTGTGAGGCAGCAGCAAAAGCACTTGTGTTGGCTGTTGCTGCTGTTCCCAATTCAAGGGTGGCTCTTTGAGCTGCTGCGTCAGCGTCATCTAACAATGCCTTACCAGCTGATGTAATATCTCCACCAAGCTTTGTTGTTGTGATTGATGAATCTTTTACATCGAACTTCCACTTGGCTATGTTTGATGGCGTACCGATTGAGCGATCTTCAAATACTGCATCAATTGTGTTTGTAGCAATAAAACTACCATTAACAACAGACACTAATTCAGTTCCGGATGTAGTTAATCCAGAAGACATGTATAATCTTCCAGGAGTAGCGGAAGGAGCAAGCTGGGTAACGGTTACTTGGTTGTCGGTAAGGAAATCATTAAAATTTACGTTTATCCACTCGCCACTAGTAAATGTTAAAATATCTCCTTCAGTGGATGTTAAGTTTCCAACATCAGCTGCTCGACTTAAATAGAAGAAATCGTTCTTCCAAGTACCAGAATCATACCATAAATAGTTACCTTGTGCGGCAGATGTAATGGTAACATCAGTAAGGCCATCTAGGTTAGAGGCTCCTCCTGATACGGTTTGCCAAGTATTATCACCACGCAAGAATGTGGTGTTATTAGCTGTACCACTGCCAAGTCTAGCTGCGGGTACCGTGCCTGTAGTAATATCTGAACCGCTGTGAGTGTGGCTCGACGCAGCTTTACCATCTAACGTTGTCTGTAAGTTAGTAACGTCTGAGATGACATGAGTGTGCGTTGGTAAATCAGAGTTTACCCAAAGCGTACCATTATACTTTAGTACTTGTCCATTGGTTGGTGTTGTAATACTAACGTCGTGAATTTCATCTAGTTCATGGCCGTTGATAACCTTAACATAGATTTCACCAGCCGCTCCAGACGATTTCTTAATAAGCCAACCCATAAAGACACCGTGGTTTGGTGCGGTTGGTCTGTCAACTGTCATCTCACCAGTTATGGTATCAAGCCAGATAGCGTTACCTTCTTGTGGGTTTATTCCGTTTACAAGAAGATTTGTATTAATACCGCGAAGTAATCCGCTGGTAATTACATATCCAGGTCCACCATTGGGGAGAAGTTCTGCGGCAACACCTATTGTAGCTGAAGAGTTAGCTTCAGACGTTGCATCTGCTAAGGTTACTGTTAACATTGTTGATGCGTGTCCGCCAGTAACACGAACAACGCGACCAGATAGAATATCGTCTCCGGTGTTATTCCATACCTTAACGTATTGATCTAAGCCGATCTTAGCCTTAACGTTTCCATTAAGGGAGGCTACTAGAGCTTGTTCTGTTTGCCCGTAGAAAATCTGACCCTCAAGAACAGAAAAGGCTGAAGGTGTGAAATTAAAGGAAAGTCTATCTAGCGTTATCTTATTCTTATTTTGCCACAAACCGGCACTTCCATCATAGGCAAGAACTTGTTCATTCGCCAACCCAGTAAACACATCAACATCGAATGCCTTATCTAGAGTTAGAAAATTATTCTTCCACTCGCCAGTATCGTACCACAAGAAGTGACCCTGTGTTGGGGTGGTTATGGTAACATCTGTAAGATCACTTAAAGTTGTGGCTCCACTTGGACCTGTTGTTACAGTTGCTGGGGTCCACTTTGTTCCGTTCCAAGAAAGGACTTGATTAGAGGTTGCCCCATCTTGCTCAATAATTCGTGGAGAAATATTAGGCAAAACCATAACATTGGTTTGTAAACTAGAAAATTCAAGCTCTGGTTGTGGAGATACTGCTGATTCGCAATAAACAGCGCAACCAAGATTTAAACTAACACCAATAAAATCAGACGCATTAACGGTGGTTATTAGTGTGCCGTTAATATAAAATTTAATTTGATTGTTATTGGTCGTGATTCTAACATCGGTCCAGTTTAGTACGGAAACTGTCGTGTTTGTTTCTGTTGCTGTTGCGCCGGGTTTAGAGATAACTTTCCATGTTGATGTATCTTTGGCAACTACCGCAGCATATAGCTTAGTGCTAGGTGTTAAACTAAAGAAACCGATTACATAGCTTGTGTTTGGTGTGATTGCGGCACCACGAACACGAACTCTTGCTGTAAAATCTATCGCAGTATCTGTAATCCGTTGTATTGTTGGTAGTTTTACGCTGGCCGTTGAATCCGCCGTTGCCGCGTATGCCGCAATTATTCCAGTTGGATTAAAAGTCACACTACCGCTAGTAAGGGTAGGTATAGACCAACTACCAACATCCGTTCCGTCGCTATAAGCCACTGTTTGTGTATTAGTGTTAGTGTATAGCGACGATGGTATCCACCCGGTATTCGTTAATACTTGTTGGGTATTTGTTAAATAGGATTTTCCTAAGAAGGTTGGATCAACAAGGCTATTATTTGAAATACCAAGCAAGCCATTAGCAATATCTTTTGTTTCAAAAACGGCATCAAGAGCAGCTGGAATAACAATCTGAGATACATCTGTTGGTTCCCAATTAGTACCATTCCAGTTTAAAACCTCACCAGTAGCAGCGTTGGACTGTTCAAGCAATCTTGTAGATACGGTTGGTTGTTCTTGAATATAACAACGCAAGTAATCAACTTCAAGTTCTGGCTGTGGTGTTGTTGAAGCTTCGCAAAACACAGAACAACCAATATTATATTGTGTAGTTCCAAAGTTAGATGCTGTTAAGACCGCAACCACGCTTTCGTTTACTAGACACGTAATCAAGCCGTCTTTAACACTAATGTCAATGTTAACCCACTCTAACGCGCTGATTCCACTATCGTAGACGGATCCCGGTTCTGAGCTTACTGGTTTTTCTATAACATGCCATGTTGTTTGTCCTGGTCTAATACCAACAGCAGCAAATCTCTTTGTGCTTGTGGTGGTTGTATAAAAACCAACAACATAATTAGTATTTGGGCTTACAGCAGTACCGCGTACACGAACCCGAGAAGTTAATTTGATTGAAGTATCAATTAACTTATTTGGTTCTAAAAGCCTAAGTTGTCCAGTTGAATTAACTGTTGTGGCTTTAGCGGAAATAATAGCTGTTTGACCCGGTGAGTTAAATTGAACTGCACCAGTTGTAGTTAGTGTTGTCCAGTTACCAGCGGTCTTTCCATCCGTATATGCTACGGTCTCTGTATTTGGATTCTTATAGAGATCTTCTGGAATCCAAGAAGTATTACTGAGTACCTGACGTTCTGTGGTTAAGTGACCATAACCAAGGAAGCTTGGATCAACAATAGATTCGTTAGAGATACCAAGAACTCCGTTAGGAACGTTGGTAATTTGAGCAACAGCGTTTAAGGCTGGACCACCAACGGCGGTAGTAAGATCGGTTGGATCCCAACGAACTTCACCTTCATTATAGACTAGAATTTGATCGTTAGCTGCAACCGCGATATTTAAAAGCTCTTTACCAGCGACTGTAATGCCAGTACCGCCAAGCTTTGAAACCGTGACGTTGGCGTTCTTAATCATCGCTGTTTCAATACTATTGGTTGTGATTTGCCAATCGTTTTCCCCAACAACAGTGATGTCATTCTTAGCACCAAGAGTTACACCGGGACCGCCAGTAGGTGCTGCAGCATTTACCCAAGCCGATCCGTTAAACTGTAGGATTTGACCTAGAGTTGGAGACGTAAGGGTAACTGAGGTTAGATCGTCAAGGTCAACCGCTGGGAAGGTAATTGGAGTATTAACCCAATCCATTCCATCGTGAGAAAGAAAATCTCCGATCTCTAGGTTGGTAATGTTAACGTCACCGATCTGCTCAAGTGAGAGATTCTGTAACTTGTTAAGACCAACTGGATCTAAGTTATCCCAATCAGTAGTACCATCACCAATACGAATTTCGTTTAGTAATGAGTCAAAGCCAATTTCACCAGCTGCTAGGATAATTCCTGTCCAGCTAGATGTGGCACCGCGTCTAATCTGAAGGGGTGTAGTAGCGGGGGTGGTCGAGGTACCAAGGTTGAGATCGGATGCCTCTAGCTTTGCCGCAATATCCGCAGCAACGGCTGAAGACAATGACCAAGTAGTTCCACCTGCCGAGACAACAATATCACCCTTGTCTCCATCAGCAAGGCTTGCTGAGCCAATCGTGGGAAGAGAAAGCCAATTAGACGTACCATCACCAACGCGAATTTCAGCGTTGGTTCTGTCGTATGTAATTTCACCTAACGGAAGAACTGGATTTGCTGATTCCCAGTTTGTATATGTATCACGCCGTATTCGAATTAAGTCATTCATGTATTATCCTTATGGTGGGAAGATGACATTAGCGTCTGTATCGCCGCCATCATAATCATTTACGTTATTTGCAAGAGCGTTGCCGCCATCAATATCATTTGTGTTGACGGCTAATGCGTTGCCACCGTCCAGAATAGAAGAGACGGGTGAAGTACCACCGCCTTGAACTACAGTTATGTTTCCTGTAGCAAATTCAAATACCAGATCTCCGTTGCTGTTGGTATAAATACGTGAAATTCTACCACGCAAATCAAGATCTGGTGGTTTAATTCCAGTACGTTTATAGTTTGGCACGTTTCTTTCTCCGTTTAAAAGCTTCGTTTAGCTCTGGGTCTTTAGCCCTAAGCATTGCAACAGCTTCGCGGATAGTTGTTTCGGACTCTGAGGACAAAGCCTCATCTAGTATCTTTGCTTCTTCCTTCTTGGCTGTGGGAATAAATCCAATAAGCCGTCGAATAACTAAACCAACGCCTGTCTGCCATAAGATAATTACAACAGCCAAGCTAATAACCGCAACTGAGGCGTACTGCAATAGTACAGCCCACCACGGTTCTGCATCTTTCACCGACGAGGTTGCCTCGATGATTTCTTTAACTGTCGAAGAGATCGTGGCCTGTTCCAAAAGCCCTTGATCGGATCTTTCGATGATCGTTTGCTGGGCTTCTGAGGCGATTGCGACGTGTTGTTTGATTTCTTCTGCCGCTGGGATTTCTTTGACGTTCTCATAGATAACCTCTAAACTATGATCGGCAACAATAGCAGCTTCTTTAATTTCTTCCAAAGCCTTGGTTGTTGTCGTTGATGCTGTGTTAATAGTATTCGAACCCGCTTGGATCTTCTTTACCGAAGAACAACCAAAAAGAAAGCTACAAACCAGTAGGAGTCTTAAAATCGTCATCCAATGTATCTCCCCTCATTAACTTAAAAGTGAGTGCTTGTAAGACGTTTCTAATTTCATGGACGTGTTTTTCTAGTTTATCAACACGGTAGAGAACTTGTCTTTGCTCTAGGTCTGTCACTTCTTTTTGCATTTTAAGCGCAGTCTCTAGAGATGATAGACGGTTTGCGATCCAATAGGTCGAAACCGAAATAGGAATAACAACTGCCGTAATGACGGCTAATAACTGCTCGACTGTTAACCCGGACATATTGTAAAACTCGTAATAACGGGTGCGTCTGTTTGACCAGCTAGCTGAACAGCTACGTTGTGTGCGACAACTACAGTGCGTTCGTAAGCCGCTGGGTCTGCGGTCATTCCACTTAAATTTGTAATTGGAATAACTACTGACTTATTACCAAATAACTTAAACTTGTTAATACCGTGGGTTGAAATACCAGTATTCTTTATTTGCTCTCGCTTGTAATAAAAGGATACAGGAGCAGATGAGTTATTTGATACGGTTGTCGTAGGAAGCCAAGTCGAGGTATCAAGGGTGTGACTAAAGCTGAGTGGTCCAATGTCTACAGGAACGGTATTAATATTGCCATCGCCTGTGCCACTCTGTGATTTAAAGGAGCCAATAGATGTCGCACCAATAGTTGCAACAGTAGTTGGTACGGTAAACGATCCAGTAATTTCTAGATTACCAGTAATCTTTGTATTACCAATTACGTTTAAGTCGCCTTGATTATTTTCATTCTTAGGTCTAATTGTAATACCTTGCGATGCAAGAGTATCTGAGTTAGAATTGAGCTGAATGTATCGACCAGTTGAACTTTGGCTTGGTTGAATAACTAGATTATTTGTTATTGCACCACTTGATGTGGCAGCTGATGAAAAGATTCTGCTTGTTCCAGAACCTGAGTTCATAAGAATACCAGCAGCGGCATTAATTGTTCCGCTAAAGGTCTTAACCCCATCAACCGTCATGTTATCTGCCTTGGTTACAACAGCGTTCTTAACGTCTACTCCAACAGCTGAGAAGTTTACAGGCACAGCAAAGGTTGCTGCTGTGGTTGTAAGCGTTAATGCTGTGGTGTTCGTTGGCTTAAACACCAACGATGACTCACCAACTAAAGATGCGCTGCTGCCCAAGGTAACGTTAGTTGAGAATGACTTGGCACCAGTAATAACCTGATTAGAGGCAATGTCTACGCCACCGCCAGCAGATGACCATACGGAACCAGTCCAAATATTAAGTGTACTGGACGCCGTGTTATACCAAAGTTGACCTGTATCAGCAGCATCAACCGTTGGCGAAGTGCCTTGGTAATAGATCTGACCAGCCTTGTTGAGAATACCTCTAGCATTGAACGCAGAAAGAACTACGTCTGAACTATTCGTAAGTTCGAATAGGTTGTTTGCTTGAGATACGTTGGCCTTGATGCCAAGCTTTCTGGTTGTTGGATTATAGGTAAGACCAACACCAGCTGTAGGAATGTTTTGATTTGTGACGTTACGGTCTAAGAAGACAACTTCTTGATCGTGATTCACCCCGTTGTCAATGCCAACGGTTCCCGTGGTGATCATTGTCCAAGCATTATTAGAACTGGAGTACTGCCATTGAACACTACCCTCAGTGTATGTTGCTCCATCTGCGGGAGCGTTTGGAAAGTTAATAGCCAAGAATGCCTCACAATGCGGGTGAGGAAACATCGACCCAATAGCCAATGTCTCCGTTATGTGTGTCTAATAATCCAGTATACCGATCATCTGGAATGTATACAAACAACCGACCAGTTGATGTATTGAACCAGATTGAACCATGCTTGTACAGACCATCGCCACCTGTTGTTCTAACAGGTGCGGTAGCCTTAGAGAAGAATGATCCGGGTAGTACGGACGTTGAGGAAGGACGCTGTGATGTGGTTAGCAAACTGCTTGAATCAAGAGTTGCAATACCGTTGGCTTGACCAAGTTTGATTGTGACGGCTGTGTTAATAGCGTCATCTACGTATGCCTTAGTTGCCGCATCCGATGCTGAAGTTGGTGTTGCAAGGTTTGTTAATTTCTTAGTATTGCAATTCAAGTCTTCTGTGAGAGGATTAACGATAGCATCAAAGTCATCACGACCAATCTTATCACTTAAGGAATTCTTAAGTTCTTGCGATACAGCCAAGAGCTGTGACGTATTAAGATTAAGCTGGTCAGCTGTGATTCTTGATCCAGTTACCCAATCAACATAAGGCTCTGATGAAACTACAGAGCGTAAAACAATAAGAGGCTCTGCCGCAACAAGAGCTGGATATGCCACTGTAGCACCTGTACTGAGGGTATAGGTTGCTGACGGTGGAATAGAGATTCCTGTAATCTGTCTTGTTGTGGTGTTGATTGTGAGCCAAGAGGAAGCGATTTGACCAAGACCGCGATAGTCCTCAATGGTTAGTGATGACCCATAGATAGAGTCAATGTTTGGTCTAAATACTAACAACTGTTCTTGCATTCCGATTCCGTCTGCCATCGTTAAGGCTGAGAAGGAGATCGGTAACACATACGTTGTTTGTACTGTTGTTGTTACTGAAGTCTGATTTGTAGGCATAGATTATCTCAATGATTTTGATTTCTTATTAAAGGTTCCTCTAAATTCTAGTTGGGTTATGTTACATGGAGTAACACCATCAGAGATTAAACGAACCGTTGTCTCATCAGAAAACCCAAATACCTTAGCAACAAACGTTCCGTTACCTTCTCTGTATTCTGTGGTTTCGGTATTGGTTGCAGAGAATTCACTGATAAGTGGTGTTGGTCTTCCACGTCTGGTTACTTCAACACGGTATGTACCTGTGTCGTTGTGCCTGATGTGTAAGGTCTTAAGGTTTGCAACACCCTCAATAATGTTTCCATCATTCTGTCTGTAGTATTGCTTTGACAACTCGACGTTCATTCTAAAACTAGAACCAACAAAGACTGTCTTTCCTACATGGTCTGGTAAAGAGATACCAGCAATAGTAAGTTCGGTATTAAAACCAACAACGGAGCTAGCAGCTGCCTTGAAGACCGATCCGGCTAGACCTTCCCAATCTTCTTCCAATACAACATAGACATCTTGTGTGGTATCTAAGACGTAAGGAACGATAAGTGTCGATGTCATACCAACACTTGTGCAATTGCTTTCTGTTAGAACAATGTCTGAGAAGTTATCTAGTCTTGGATTTTCGTGGTCTTCTAAATCATGTGCAAGCAAATACCAAGCAGTTGCATTAGTTGTCTGTCTCTTGGTAATAGCATACAGAATTGTTTTATAGGTATTGATGCTTTGAATGTCTTCAACATCCGATAGCGTATATCGCCAGAATGCTGATTGACGAATCTCATCACCCATGAAACGTGAGCCATAGAAGTAAAGGTGGTGTGTGCTTGCACCGTCTACAGCAATGAGTTGGTTGTTAGCTGTGGCTACGGCGATTGACTTAAAGGTGGACGGCAAGTAGCCTCGAATACCCTGTGATAAATCAAAGGCGGTATTGAATTCTCTACTGTCTTGATTCAAGTAAATGTACAATCTCTGGCTATCCCAGAAGTAGATGTTACTGCCAAGGCTAATTGGATCAACAAGTTCAGCTGTAGAATAGAATGTTGTCGCAGAGATTTCTGCTGTGAGTGGAGAGATTAGATTACTGTCGCCTTTGAGTTCGAACTGAACATTTGACTTTGTATTGATAAAGAGATAGGCATTGAATGGAATCATCGCTGTAACTTCAGCGTATGAGTTACTCGCTGCGCGAATATCAATTGGGTCAGCTGTGGTAACGTTTGATGGGTCTTTAATCCATAGATCTTCTAATACACCAAGTTGAGATGAGAAGATAATATCACCAGCGGCAATAAACAATCTATCTCTAAAGTTAGCAAGAGCTGTTAATTGAATGTGTCTTGCTTGTCTCGTTGATGTGAGAAATGGCGAAGGTCCGGGATTTGTTTCCCGATCTCCAATAGTTCTAGCAGCCCAATCAATAGGTGCCATCGTGAACTTACCGTTGTTAAAGGTAATCCTCTGTGGCATTCTTGCTTTATCAAGAACGCTGCAGTGATCGGGAGTTCGTACACGTTGCGTATATGGCTTTCCCGGACCAATAACAGAACCACCATAAGCTTCTGTTTCTGGGAACGAAACGATACGGTAATACCCCGCATCAACCGAAAGGTATGGAGCTGCGGTAAAGTAGACCTTTCCATCGCCTTCTTGTAGAGAACCTAGCGGTGCGTCTGGATCGTATAAAAGATCCAACATTGTCTTTGCTTTAGCATCGACAGGCGTTGTATCTAAGTTCTTGTTGATGGCTTTCCAGTCATTCTTATCCGGTGGAAAGCGAATCTCAGAGAAGTTAGCCATTGATTGACCCAACCAAGGCTTATCAAAATCCCCGTAGATGTAATCTTCAACTGGAATCTGCTTAGCAATGAAGCCAGTATCCCATGCCTCACCATCGTTTAGGGTTGTACCTTCTGGATACAAACGACCATTGGTTGTCTTACGAATGCGAGCTGACGTATAGTACGTAACAGCTCGACCAACTAAATCGTCTTCGGTTGTTTCTTGCCCGTTGAGATTTACTGTCTTTCCGTTGGTCCCCGAAGTAAAGCCAGCATATACCTTGGTATTCAACATTAAGATTGAAGTACCAAACTGTAATGACTTTATGATTTCTTGTGCGTTTCCGGTTTCGTGTGTAAGGTAGGCTCTTGAGTATCGTGAAATAATACCACGCGATTTTACGGTGTTATATCTAACAAGAAGTGTATCTAATCCACCTTCTTGTAATGCTAGTTGATGGATTGGATACCTAACATCTCCGTCTAGAATTGCGGTAGAGCCATCCCACTCTAGAGATGGATCTTCTGAATCCCATTGAAAGTTCGGTGTTTCGTTTACCCAACCATCGCTTGTAAGCTTAACAATATACAAGATATTAGTTGTTGCACCAGATGCGTTACGATCAATGATTAAGAGATATCTGTTTTCGTCATTAATAGTATACCAAACGAATGCTGGGTCTACAGTTAACGGAAGAAAAGATAGATCATAGTTTCCGGTATTGCTATCAAGAACTTTAAAGCCAGCCCTCTTCTCAATAGATTTCTCTACTGTGACGAAGCAGTTATCAATCTCCTGTGCCTCAAAGGGAGTACGCTTTGAGTCTGGCTGTCGGCTTACACCCCCGCTTAATGAGTAAACAGGAATTGTTATTTTCATATTAGTCCTCGTCTAATTGCGGCAGGATCTGTACCAAAGTATGGCGGTCGTTTGCCAGCTGCATAAGAGACATCGTTTGCCCAAATGGTTCTTTGCTTTGCTGAGATATCGTTTGCACGTGACCGCATACGATCAAGCATTTCTCGTTGTGCCAAGTAGTTGTCTACGGCTGGATCTGCTTGAGTATATAGCTGATACTTTCTGGTAGCAGCTGAAAGAATTGTACGCTGAGAGTTTGTATCTAGTTGGTCGTATTGTAAGAAGTTAATCTGCTCAATACGATAATCACCATCTACCCAAACATCTGTGTCTTCTGTCATGTTCCAAAGCTTTGGGGGATTTCCCTCTTGTACTCTGGCAACGATGGCCGAACCATCTTCTGTTTGGTGTAACGATAGTAACTTAGCATCGAGTACGCCACCAAAGTCTGTATTTGGATAACCCAAAAGAATGTATCCTTGAGCATCTGGCTGTACTGTCTTAATGATCTTGTTATTAGCTAAGCCTCTTAATTGATATTCAAGTGAGGCTTGGTCTAAGAGAAATTCTGAAATTCCTGTATCAATACCACTTGCTTCGTTAAGATCCGCAACAAGCGATTCTCCAGCAGCAAGCAGCATTTGATTTACTGCATCTAGTTTAGTTAAGTATCCCATGTTGTTTACCTTTCTAAGAAAGAAAAAAAAACCAAGAGTCCCCTTTCGAGGACTCTTGGCTAGATATATGATCACCGTTCCATTACAAAAGTAATAGAAGTATCCTACACTAATTATGCGTAGGGGAAGGCACCACTTGCAGTGTTTACAACTTCACGGCTGAAGTTTGCGCCGAAGTTGCAACGAAGGCCGTGACGTGCCTTAGCTGCAGCTTCGCCACCGGAGCCAGCTGCTTGGAGGTAGGTTGCTACGGTAGCCGTGCCGTTGAGGTTTGCACCAGTGAAGAAGTTTGCATTTGCCTTATTCGTTGTGGTGGTTGCAGCAGCAAAGGCCGCTTCAGTTGTTTCAGTAGTAACGACCCAGTTGCTTGCGGTTGGCTTGACAAGAACTGCGGCGCATTCTGGACGGAGAACGCCAGTACCAGCCATCATGCTTGCGACAGTGAAGGTGGTGTTGCGACGGATATCGTCAAGGGTATCAACCTTGAGACCTTGCAACTTGAGAGCTGCAACCGCGCTACGTTGGAAGAGAAGACCGCATACACCAGCATCACCGAAGGCGAGGTTGTAACGATCTTCACCGATGCCGGAGAAGTTGGAGGTTGGGAGGTGGTTGCTCTTGATGATACGAACACCCATGTACTCAAGCGAGTCCATGAGACCGTTCATACCCTGTGTGAGAGCAGCACCAAGACCGCCAGCCTGAGCAACGCCACCGAACATTGGTTGCATGTTGACAGTTTCGGTTGATGCACGTGCAACGCCAAGCGCACGGATGTCTTGGAATGCGCGTGGTTCGACGGCGAGGTAAACGCCATCGGTTGGTGCGTTGATCGTCTGGAGGTATACAACGAAGTCTTCGCAAGCTTGAAGAGCTGCGAGAGCTGCGTTTGCGCGGTCTGCTGAAGCAGAAGCTGAACGACCGAGGTCGAAGAACTTACCATTTAGGAAGACTGGTCCAGCTGGAACTGAGCGTGGGTCATCAGTGCCAACGACAGATGGTGTTCCGTCGCCATCCCATGCTGTGTTAAAGTTAAGGTCTTCGGCACCAGCTCTTGCAACGTAAGCAGCAATTTGCTTATCACGTGCATTAGCGAGGGTGAGACCAGCTTGACGTGCAAGTTCAGAGCGGAATTCCCACTGAGTTTGCATGAGGTCTACGTTGTCGATTTCGAAGTGTGCTGCGATTGGACGCTTATCAAGCTTGATAGCGATGGTCGCAGAGGTGCTGTCGGTTGTTGAACCAATAAGTTCCTTACCAGCGGCCCATGCAGCATTGAGAGCTACGGTACCAGTGATTGGGAATTCCATAGCAACGCCGTTGCTGATGGTCTTTGAATCAACGAGTGACTCAAACATGTTGTATTCATCGTAAGCGTGAATGGTTTCACCAGACCAAATCGAAAGCCAGAGTTTATTCTGACCAGCGATTGGACCTGTGATTCCTGCTGCTACGTCTGATCTATATGGAAGATCTCCTGCTCCTACATCGTGTCCTGTACCTGGCATGTTTTATATCCTTATTATCTTAATGAATTGAAATCTGTTTTTGCCATTCGGGTTTCTACCGCTTGGCGGAATCGTGGATCACCCGCGAATCGGGGGTCTCTACGATCCTTATAAAATTCCGCTTTGGAAGCATACGCTCCAAGCGTTGGGGTAGCCGTCGTAGCACCAACCTTTTGGGATGATGGTGCCTTAACTGGCTCATTTGCGGTTGGTTTCTTTGCTGCTGCGGATTGATACTTAGCGTTCAATCCAAGCAAAGCTACCTCCCAAGAAGGTGAAGACAATGCGGCATTCACAGACTTCTGGTCTTCGGATGAAAGGTTCTTACTTGCCCAATCGAATACACGGGCGAGTTGATCCTTTCCTCCTACAACCTCTGCTGCGCTGCCGTATGCCTGTTGCAGACGGGCCTTCTGTCCCGCTAAGAAGTCATCAATAACGTAGTCTGGTAACTTTGTCTTCGTCTTGATTGCTTCACGTGACTCATTAGATAGAGTGCCGTTGACAGCAACTTCAGTTGAATACTTGTTCCATTCATCCTTAGTGAGAATTTCTGTCTGCTGTGGTGAAGGAGGTTGCTCCGGTAGCTTATCTGGAATGCGAAGTTCCTCCGGAATCACAGGAGCTGGGGCTTCCTTTGGTTGCTCTGGAGCTTCGGGTGTTGCTACTGGAATCTGCTTCTTAAGGTCAGAGATTTCCTGTCGAGCCTTGGTATACTCTTTTTGAGCAGACTTAAGGGCGTTAAACCAATCCCCGACAGACTTGAAGTTGTCTGGTACTTGGATTTGGTTTTGAATAACGTGTGTTTCAAACGCCTTAGCCTCGCGGTCAACAGGTGTTGAAACCGCTGATTGTTCCACTGCTTGTGGAGTCGTTGGTTCTGTGTTTTCCATAATTAACTTGTCGTAATAGTTACAGTTGGTTTAGTTTGACCAAAGTACCAAGCACCTCTTGTAGTTGGTCCTACTTGATACTTTGTTCCATCGGGTAGGTTAATGAAAGAATTGCCACTACCATCTATAATATGAGGAGGTACTGTAATTCTCCAAACATTTAGGCCCTTCTTTGGTCCGTGCTGAATTGTTCCACCCGTAACAATACCCTTGTCGGTTAAACAATCAGCTAATACATATCTATCTGGTGGGGCGTACTGATTACCAGTAGAGTCACATGGTCGTAAGCCACCGTTATCTGTAATTCGTTTAATCTCAACAAGAATATCAGATGGCAATACGTATGGGTTTTCTCCTTCTGGGATCTCACCCTCTCCGGGGAAAATGCAGAAAGGGTTGCAACCCAATAAAGCAAGGTGGTAATACAACTCAATGGCATAACGATCATCAAACCGATAGAATGATGGATTATACTGCCAGTGTGGTGTGCCTACCCATGCGGCCCAATCCCGTCTATAGTTTACTCTAGATGTTTCAACAGCCTCAGCAAGATCTCCCATGAAGGAGTACATGACGCGGCCAGCATCTCCGGCTAAAGCATTGGTTAAAACGCCGCCATCAGCTGGTCGAACAAAACCATATCTTTGAATATCAGTCGTTGGTGTTGGGTGATATCCAAAGACTGTTGGCATGTTGCTAGCGTATCCGTATAGCTCCGGCGCTCCTCGACAAAGAGGGTGTGCTAAATAGTTTTCTGCATAGTGTTGTGCGCGAATGAGCCAAGGAGTTTCCCACGGCTCTCCACCAATAACGCCGTAGTCAGAATAGAATCCAGTAAACCACGGCTTTTGAATGGTCTCTTTTAGAACTAACTCTACACGTTGTCGAATATGAACGCGGCCAATCATTCTTCGCCACGCATACCAGAGAGGATTTCTACTGGTAGTGTATGGAGAAATTCCCGGATTTTCTACTGTAATGTTCCAATCAGCGTATGCAGTCTGAACAGCCGATAGTGTATTAGCTATTGGAGAGGATGGTCTCGCAATGTTTGTGTAATAGACTAACAACTCTCTCATGCTTTGATTTGTAACCGGATCGCCATACAGTGGATTCTCAAAACGTGCGTCGTTTATCATAGAGAATGGTACTCTAGCATCCTTATCTGTCATCCAAGCTGGTGCAGTCCAACCAGCATCGGCTATAATTTGATTGCTGTTTAGCGCCCACAAACGCCACTGTTCTTGATCATCTATGATATAATCAAACGTTGCGTCGTTTGTTTCGCACAACTCTACCCACTTGGTCCACGTGGTTTTAAAGTCAACGGATTGGTGTAAACGTTGGAACGGGGAATTTATGAAAGTACCAGCAGCACCGTGTGCTGCCATTTGCTGTCCAAGTGTTTTATAGTAGTTACTGTTTGCGCGATCATTACCACCAAGAGTGTCATCCAACCAATACTGTGGCATGATAACACGTCTTCCCTTAGGGAATTGTTTAACCTTATCAATATAAGATGTTACAGCTGTTGGTAAGTTCGTTGTTCCGGTGTGGTCAGATCGACGTACTCCACCATTAAAAGTCTGAGGAGCCATCCAAACAACGGCTGGTGCTGCTGGACCTAAGCGACTTAGGTCTGTTTCTGTAAACCACGACACACCCCAGATAGCAAAAGATCTTGCATCCTCATACGCCGGAGTAGTAAAACTTGTTGGGTTATATGTAATAAAAGGCATATGGAATCCTAGCTAAAATTTATGGTTGTTGAGCTAAACACAACTGCTGGTCGTATTGCTGCCCGTAGACTTACGGTAAAGGATGGTACGGTAAACGTCGTAGTTTCATCCCACATGGGGGCGATTCGAATAAACCATCTGTTATTGGTTCCATTTCCGGTAGGAAATAGAATAGGATCACCAGAGTTTATATATTGGAATCCAGCAGCCAACGCGGCTGTTGGTGTTGCTGGTGCCGTAATTGATGCTGGATCTATTTTATATGCTATTCTAACCTGTGGTGGTACATCAAACAATAGAAAAAAGACCCACGGTATTGTCTGAATTCCTTCAAACCGAAGTTGAGCAGTTGCATAATTAAACGACCCGCCAGATGATGCAACTTCATTTAGTGGTGTTGAAAAAAATGTGTTACCCGTCGTTGTGGTGTTTTGTGTTGTAATCACATCTACTGGTTTTGTGATGACATCAATCATGTCTTTGCAGCCACAACGCATCATCGCACCACGAACAGCTTCATACGCATAGTAAAGATTTGGATAACGTCCAAGTAGGGTTGATTTATTTACGTAAGCAACAACTTCATCCGTGTCGATAACATACGTTACTCGATTTACGGACTTGATGTCGTTATTACTTGCACCAATAATTCTCATTGGGTTCATTGTAATTGTTGCTCCATGAGTGCGGGAACAGCGGCACTTGCTAAATCCTGAGCGGATGAAGCAATACCAGTACCAACAGCAGAAGCAGTATCTGCTTGTACTTGCATAGATTGAGCTGCCATTCTTTCCTGTGCAATTTCATCCTGAGACTTAACCCAGTTTCTTGCGTCAAACCCAAGGGCTGTAATAAGCGCACTGGAGTATGAGTCCCATTTAAAGGTAGCCAACGCATCTGGTGGAAGGTTACGAACCATCTCACCCATTTGCATAAGCTTCTGAAGATCGGAGTCACGGCTAAGTGCTTGAAGACCTGTTACAATATTGACGGTTAAGGTACCGTCGTTGTCAAAGAACTGTTCTGTTAGGCGTTCATCTAGAAGTTTATCTTCCAACATTTGTACAATGCAACGCTTGACGATTGGTTCCATAAGTGTACGTGCAATCGAAGAGAATGCACCACCAAGAACCGTTTCAAGTTCTTGTCCGATCATACGTACTGCTGTAGCGGTAACACGATCACCTGATGGAATTGCTTGACCAGTCATTAGGAATGCCTGACCAACCTCACGTCTCATGTTCTCGACAGCTTGAGCAGCTGCTGCTACCTGTGGTTGAATGGTTCCCGCTGGTGAGATGACAGAGATATCCGAAGCCTTTGCAGCAACGAATGATCCGTTTCTAACACCAGCTAGATCATCGACCTCTGTAATACCCTGAGGATCAACTGCGATCCAGAAAGCACTGGCAGCTGCCATGCCTTCGATCTGCGCTTTCGTATAAGCCTCAAGTGTATTGAGATCTCCAAGGATATCTTCGCAATGCGATCTGCCGTAGTTCTCGCCAGCGATGGCGTACCATCGAAGGACGGCCATAGGAACAACGAGATAGATACCAGACTCTATAACTTCACCCTCAGCATTCTCTTTCGAGTATGCCCATGTACCATCATCTTGACGAAGATACTGGCAGTAGTAGGTCTTGTAACCAACTCTGTGTTCGATGTCAGAGTACGATGAGTAATCAATAAACTCTGGATCATCTACCTCATACTCAAGGTGAATAACCTCAAGCACCTCACCCATGATATCTCTTTGTACGGAGTATTGGTCAAGGCGATAGATGGTAAAGAAGTAATCTGAATCCATTTCAATCAGCACGTCACCAGTAACGATGAGATGTTGAAGGGCTTGATATACAGTTTCTCTAAGGTTTGTAGAGGATAACTTATTGTATACTTGAAACGATAAGGTATCTAGGTATTGTTGAATTTCTGGCGGTGCCTGACTACCATCTCTTAGTTGAAATTTAAAGAATGGTGTATCATTCAAAGGCATTAATGCACTAAGGATTCGGCTTGCTAATCCCGTTACACCACGACTACCAACCGAAGAGTATGGTTGGGGTAATGACGTACCTTCACTCCATCCTTCTGGCGGAAGCAGTGTGGGTACGGTAACAGCTGAGCAATACCTTGCTCTGTTTAATTTAGTTTGCCGATTGCCGTGCATTCTCTGAAAGCGTTCGGCTAGTGTATTCATTGTGGCCTCTGGGTCGTTACACCCTTATTCAAGGCTTCAAAGAATGTGAGGGCCATAACACCCTTCTCCTTCTTTTCATCCATGCCCTCAGCTTCTTCGATCAATGACTGTTCGGCACGATCTGCTGAGGCTATCTTCTCCGCTTCTTGGGCAGCGAGTCGTTGCTTTTCGGCATCTTCTCTAGCCAAGCGTCTATTCTCTTCTTCTTCCGCCATGAGACGGCGGCGTTCTTCTTGTTCTTTTTGAAACTCCCGCTCTTCAGCGAGCAGCTCCTTCTGTTCTGCGGCGGTCATACCGCCAGAGATTTTTGGTGCGCCCATATTAGCTCCTTATAAGGGCCGCTCAACATATCCGGGACGTTTGGTACTCCCGATTGCTTCGGCACTTTCTAAAAGTTGTTGTTTAGATTCGTTAAACTCACGTTGTCTTCGTTCGTTTTCTTTAACAAGTTTATCTAACTCTTGTTGAGCAGATTTCTTTGCGGATGCTGATTGGGAACCAAAGACTTCCACATCAGTCATAGCCTTTGCGTAGTTACCCCAGTCCGGAAGTGCCGTGCTACGGTAGATTTCAGATGCCGGACGGCGTTCTCCCGTTTCTGTTAGAATTTTGAACATACTATTCTGACTTCTTCGGGCCGAAGATTTAAAACTACCACCTTCAGTCTGCATCTTAAACGATGGAAATCTCTTTCTAAAATCTTCTACAGAAGTTATCGCAGAAATTTCATCTAGTTGTTTTTGTTTTTCACTGCGGCTTAATAGATCACGACCTCTAGTAGCTGTCATGTTTTCAAGAAGTTGTTCTTTAGCAATACCAAGCCACTGATCTTCAGCAGCCTTATACTTTGCGTTATACTTCTCACGCATAGATTCTTCTTCGATCTTGGCAGCTTCAGTCTTTTCTAGATAACGTTGTGCAACGTCGTTATAGAAACGACTTAGTGGTGTGCTTTCTTCTCCCACAAAAGAAGTTTGTCGCAGTCTATTCGTGGCCTCATACAGAGAGGCAGTATCTGTCCTGCCTCCCTGCATAAACGCCTGTAGTGCTGCGTTATAGTTTACAAAAGGATCAGCCATTTGTCATATCCTCCTGTTGCTTTCTAACAACAGCTTCTAATTTTGATAATAGATCTAGCTTGCCAGCTTGGTAAGCAAGGCTACGAGCTAGATATTCACTTGTTTGGTTTGGATCGTACTGATTTGTCGGGGAAATCATTTCCCTCAGCAAAGGAATCCATTCGGGGTCTAGGTAGGGATACTTTGATTTCATTTAGTTCCTTCTCTAGAGCGGTCATCATATTATAAAGTTGGCGAGCAAGCCGACTAAACTCAGCTTCGGTCATTGGAAGACCACGCTCAAGTTTTACCTTTAGTGTTTCTTCGATCATACGATTGTGCAACCTCCTGCAGTACACGCTGGTTCGTGTGCTGCCTTTGTTTCATCTTCTTTTTCATACTGCTTTAAGAGAGAGAAATCGACCACGACCTTTGGGAAGTTATTGTATTCTTCTTCTGTGATTGGTTCAAATGGTGCTTGCTCATAGGTGTGTTCAGCCTTAGGCAAGAATGACACACCGGAAATATAATCAAACTGCTCATAGACCGATGCACCAAGTCGCAAGAACTCGTCATCGGTATAGTTAATTGTTACGGATGGTTTGTGTTCGCAGTAATAGTCTGCGTAGATTCTCCACAAGATCAAGTGCGTCTGTGCATCGAGGTCTTGGGTTGTCTTGCATCCGGGTGCTGACTTCATTGCAAAGGAGAAGACAGCGGTTGAGTCTGGGTTGTTTACACAATCCTCTACTGGTACGCCCTGATCCTTCATCAAGTGATACATCGGATCTTTCTTATCCAAGCGAACACGTCGAATGTAGTATGGTGCGTATGGTGGGTGAATACCAGACGAGCAACCAGCCAAGCATGAAGTTGTACCTTCTGGCTTGACGCAAGTAATAGCCTTGCTTGGTTCCGTGTCTAGCTTGTTAGCCCACTCAACGTTGATGTCTTGTGCTGCATCTCTGATGTCCTGCAAGAAGCCAATGAGATCCATTGGGCTTGTCTGTCCCGCAGTAAACATGTTATCAAAGATGCCAGTCATGCTGACACCAAGCAAGCGTTCTTCTTCACAGTTCTTCTTCCACTCTTCCCGTAGGTATGGGAAGTAGGTGAACTTCGATTGAACGGTACCGATGATGGTGGCCTGTTCAATCTTGCGTCGAATAGCCTTCTTGCTATCGTTTGGTCTTACGACAATAGTCGATAGATTGCAGAACTCCATTGGTCTTAGGATGATCTCAGAACATGGGTTGGTTCCAAGATAGACACCCTCTGGTACTCCACGACCAACACGTGAGCAAACTGTCTGAAGAGCTTCACGGTTAAGGATGCCGCGTTCTCCACTAAATGAATTATACAATGAAGACCACTCTTGCATGAACTTACCAAGGCTTGGTTTCTCCGCATAAACTGCGGAGTTGTTTGCAAGGGCGCGGTACGAGTGGCTTTGCCACCAGTTACCACTCTTGCAATCTGCCATCTCTTTGTCCTCAAGATCGCTGAGGGAGATCATCGCAGAGCGACGAACACCACCAACAATAACTGACTGAGCAATGACGCAGCAGATATCGTGGCATTCAAGACTTGTTAAGCGTCTACCCTTAGCCTTATAGAAAGAGTTAACGATGAACTTGAACACGGCCTCAAGTGGTCCGGGGCCAGATGCTCTGCCACCGAATGTCTTGAGACGTGCGCCAGCGGGACGTACCAGTGTAGTATCCCACGTTGGATGGACGCCATGATAAAGACAGATCAAGAGATCCTTAAGTGCATCGCACCAACCTTCTCTTGAGTCTTCTACCGTGATGACGGTATCTGGCTTACGTTCGATTGTTGATGGTACCTGTGGAAGCTTACCGATACAACGTCGTTCAACGCTGTAGCCAACACCAGTACCACACATCAAGATATATTGAAGTTCGGCAAATGACTCAACAGAGTCAATCTCTAGATAAGAGCAATTATAAAGAGCGGTGTGGTCACGATCCAAGGCGGGGCCAGCGGTCATCAACGCTCGCATGGATGGGAATACTTCCCGATCCAACACGGCTTGCTTGATGTCTGGTCTTTCCTTAAGAACTGGTTCCTTGTTTGTGAAATAATTCCACCAACGATCAACAGTTTCTTCCCAAGTCTCTCGACGTTGTTCAGATTCAATCCATCGGGCGTATCGACTAAGAGCAATAAAATTCTCAAATGTATTCATAATTACTTTACGTTAGTTGAGCCAAAGCCACCGTCATTTCTGAGTGTCTGGCTAAGTTCCTCAACGGTTACAAAGGACGGTGCAAAGAAGGGAGTGAATAAAAGTTGTGCAATACGGTCGCCATCCTCAACGACAAATGTATTGGTTCCTTCATTACGAAGTAGAACTTTAATCTCGCCACGATAGTCTGGGTCAATAAGACCTGGTGTGTTTGCTACGGTAATACCATGCTTGGCCGCAAGGCCAGACCTTGGTAAGACCAAAGCGCAAACGTTTTCTGGAAGAGCTAACTGAACACCAGTAGAAACCATAACCGTTTCATTAGGCTTGATCTTTATTGGTTCATAGATGTCTGCCCGTAGGTCAAACCCAGCTGCTGCTTGGGTTCCCCTAGAGGGATAGCCATGTCTTCCTGTTTTAATGTACACGTCTGTGTCTTTCACAAAGACGGAACTTGTTGATGTATAGTTATTAGGGTTGTCAAAGGTTGTTGTATTAGTATTATATTCGGTCATCTTCTTGTTTCCTAGCTCTAACTCAGGGACTACTCGTATGGGTGCCATGGGGTATTCTCCCCATCCCGTAGAATGCGGACACAGCGTCCCATTGCTACAGCATCCTCAAGGGTATACGGCTTGCCGTCCTTGTCGCTACGGGTCTCGTAGAGGCTCAGGACGAGGGCGGTATGGTTCTTGGGGTGGGTGGAATTCAGAAGCTTCTCAGCCTTCTTGGGGCCAAGCTTCCAAATACCCCCGATATTATCGGTCGAATCTCCTGTGATCCATTGCCGATGGAACCAAAAGTCTGCGTCAGAAACTGAGGTATATTCTATCTCAGTCTCTGGGTCATCCAAGTTCAGCCGTGGCTTCCACGAATAGCCGGGAACTTGTTGTAAATCCTTGTCGATAGTTACACAAATTGCTTTGAACCCAGACTTAGCAATACCCATCAGGTCATCGGCCTCAAGTCGTGGTTCACTGGTTGTCTTATAGTTATCTCGTAAGAAAGCAATAGCGTCGGATAGACAATCAGGTGATGGTCTACCTTCTCTGTGTTCTTTGTAACTGGGAAGGTAATCCTTGCGGATGTTATCCTTACGTGAACAAGATATAGCGATTGTGATATCGGTAATTCCCGGAGGTGTCCACCGTTTAACGTCATCAATCAATCGTCTATCTAACCACTCAGCTCCCTCTTGGTCTGCCCAGAAGGCAGCACGATACGCAATGATGTCTCCATCTAAGATTGCACGATCAATACCAAGCTTCAAGGAAACAACCTTTCTCTGCTGCTATCTTAAACCATTTGTTTAATTGTTGCAGCTCTTCGTTAGATATTTGTACACGTCTATTCGCTACGCTAGAGATGTGGGCAAAGGTATACTCATTCAAGAGACGTGAGATATCTTGAACAGTACCATTCTTAAGTTGGTGATACAATGTATAACCAGTGGTCTGCTTAATAACTTCATCGTAGTATCGACCACGAATCCAGTTATCTGTTCCCTTTGTTCCACGGACAAGGAGATCAGTACCAGAGAACCAATCCTCTGGTGCCTCTCTAAACTCTCCTTGTTCGTAACCAATCATTGCAATGGTATCAAGACTCATTCTTCATCGTCTCCAAACAGCTCTTCAAAGAACTCATCTAGATTCATTGGCTCATCCTTCTTTGTCTTTACACAGCCAAGGCAATCACAAGACATATAGGCATGGGGGTCAAGACCCAACCAAGTAGGGAGACGTGCGCTTAACTTGGAATGAAGAAGCTTAGTGTCGCCTTCGTTCTTGATAACCCAGTCAAACATCTGAACGTAGTCCTTATCTCCATCCTCGAATCGGTTTGCCATCTCTTCTGATTCATGCTTACGCCAATCAGCATTCTGATCTTCTAGGTCTCTTGAACCACGGCTGATGAAGACGGTAACGGCTCCATTCGTCCGACCGAAGTTAAGTTCGTTAAGGTACCGACAATCGTCAACGATGATTACAGTTTCTTTCCAAAGCTTGTCTTCGTCTTGTGCTGCCTTTGCATCCTTGATCGCTGCTTCTTTCCAAGCATTCTTAAATAAGTTCAACCAGTAATCTGGATCTTCCTTGCGCTTGGATTCACCAACGTCTTGACAATAGGCACGATACTCTAGTGGCTTAGTTGCCTTGTCAAACCCGGCAGCTAATGCCTCATCCTTAATAGCCTTAGCGAAGGGGAGGATGATTGGTTTGAAGTCACACTTCTTTGCAAATGCTGCAATAAATTCAGCAGCTGTAGTCTTACCGACTCTCGCTTGGCCGGACAATAAGATGGTTATCATTGAATCTCCTATACAACTCTGCTGGTGTAAAGCAGTCTTCGATATTAAAGAAAGAACAAACGTGTGTTGTGCAATTCCGTGGTCTTGTTAGACTAAGGAATCGCCCAACAAAGTAATGGAAAATCATATCCCAAGCATTACTGTCGGTATATGATGATGCCCCCGTTATAGCATCCTCAAGTGACATATCCTCAGTGATCCACATTTCTGTTCGACCGATGAGGACAGCACCCAAACCTTGTAAGGTTTCTAGATTGTATAGTTTACTGACTGGTACTATACGACCATCCCATTCTTGTTTTGCACTACAGATTACAAAGTGGTACTCCTTGCCGCCAGCCTCAAGGATGAGGCCAGCGTGTGTTACATGGCTACCATTAAGAATCTTAGCCAACAATCCCAAATACCTACCCTGAATCTTACTGAAGTCGTAGAATCCGACAGATGCGTTAGTGAGTTTGTGACCAGTTGTTTCCAATTTTATACTCCGCGTTGATTGGCATACCGATAGCAAGTCTAGTACCCGCTTCGATTGCCGCATTAGTAACTATCTTGCCAGCCTCTTCAGCAATCGCTGATGGGCAGGAGAACTGAAGTTCGTCATGCACATACGCTAGTTGCTTGACAACGTTAGCACCAAATCGTTCCCTCAGTCTGGTGTTAGCAAGGATCATCCAGTACTTAGATACCACAGCACCACTACCTTGCAATAAGGTATTGAGTGCGGCGTGTGCGCTACGTACTGGTGCATAGCGACCGTCAACTAACTTAACCGCACTACGCTTGGCTACTTGAAACTCAACATCTTGCTTGACCTTAGCAAGTGCTGGCAACTCTCGAAGAAACTTCTCCTTGAGTGCTGCACCCTGCTTAGATGAACCTTCGATGATCTTACCAATCTTTGCATCGCCAGCCCCATACAAGAAGCCGTAGATAAAAGTCTTGGCATTGTTACGAGTAGGTAGACCAGCCTTCTGTTGGTTGTGGGTGTGAATGTCTCCGTTAAGAATAACGTCGGCATACGCACCCTTGTCGTATGGTGCCATGTAGTGGGCAAGCATACGCAACTCAAGGCCACTAAGGTCTGACCCAAGTAACACCTCGCCATCGTGTGGAATCCATAACTCTCTGGCACGGTGATCGCCAGACACCTGTGCAACGTTTGGTTGCGAGTGTGTGCAGCGACCAGTAGCAGCACCCTGTACGTTTACAAAGCCGTGGATACGACCGTCTCGACTGTACGAGGAGCGACTAACCCAATCGTCTACCTGACCCATAAGCTTCTGAACATCGAAGTACTCGACAAGCTTCTTGGCTTCTGGATAATCAAGTTGACTGAGGATTGTGGCATCCACGTTGGGATTACCATTCTCTGTCTTTGGTGCTGACCAACCATACTTCTCATACAACCGCTCAGCAATCTGCTTGCGAGAGCCGGGATTAAAAGCCTCAACGGAATCCTTGAGACGCTTTCCCGTCTTCTCTGAGTAACGCTCAGTAACCTTGTCTGGGAAGATGGTACGCATTTCATCTTCAACAGATGCCTTGAACATCAACAGATCATGTTGTAGTTTCTCAGCAGCCTTGATGTCGAAGTTGAAACCATTGGCTTGCTGCTGTGCAACAACAGCACTAGCAAGAAACTCAAGCTGAACAATCTTCTCATACTTGTTATCAGCAATCCACTTCTGTTGGTGGTTGTAGATGTGATGTGCAACGTGTACGTCCTGAATGCAGTACGTAATCATGTCATCCGTCAACTCCTCCCATGTACCTTGATAATTAATCTTCTCATTACCAAGGTGCTTACCCCAACACTCAAGCGAGTTACCACCAAGCGGGTGATTTGTAAGATCTGGATACATCAGTTTACTAACAACCAGTGAGTCGTAGATCTTAGCGGTACCCTTGTACCCAAGCATACGCTTAAGACATTCAAGATCGAAACCATAGAGATTGTGTCCAATGAGTTGCGTTGCCTTGTTGAGATACGCATCGAAGGTCTCATCAAACACAGTCCATGTTCGAACCTCTCCGCTATCAATATCCTTTGTAACAACAACGTGAACTTTTGTACACTCCTTGACAGGTCTACCCTTATTGTCGAGGGTCAACTCCATCAAGGCATTCGATTCGATGTCGATAACCAAGCGCATTAAATCTAGTATCTCTTTCTGCCAACATCTCGTCGGCAAGGTTACAAATCTCTTTTATGGTTTTAGGTTTAGCTGCATCCCGTGTTGTGCCGGGATGTAAAGACATACCCAAGATCGACGCGGCATACATATCCCAAGCCATCATTCGCATGACTTCATGCTGTTCCATTTTGAATAGGTTGGAAGACAACCTCTCCTTCGTCGTTGGTTGCCCAATCAACTTCTTGCAAACGACCAGTTGTTCTGTCGTAGAACAAAGCACTAGCGATGCCAGCACGACCAGTCAAGCGATTCTTAAGAACACGAATGATGGTTGTGTTGGCTAGGGTCTGGTCTTGATTCTGTCTATCGCGTTCAAGAGCGATGACCGTATTAGGTACAGATGCCAAAGCACCAGAACCACGAAGATCCTGAAGCGTAATTCTATCGCCTTCTTCATAAGCCTTATCCGTCTTCTTGAGTTGCGAAACGATATCGACGTGAACACCAGTACGAACAGCGAGAGATCGTAGTTCCTTCATAAGCGTGTCGATAATGATACGCTCCGAACCACCACCCTCAATGTCCTTGTCGGATGTTCCCATTAACCCAGCCGCTGCTGCTGTGATGTGGTCGAGGACAATCACGTCTACCTTCAGAGACACAGCCATGTACTCCATGCGAGCAAGCAAGTTAGCCATAGCGTTGTTGCCAAGGTGATCGTAGATGTACATGTTGGTGGCAGACAGCTTCTTCTTAGCCTCTAAGTATTCGTCAGTAGAGAAGTCGTTGGTCAACAACTCAATGTCGATTGGCGGCTTACCCATACGGACACGAAGATCATTCATCATCTTCGCTGCATTGATAGCACGAACTGGCTTGTTAATCATAAGCGAGATCATGTCATCCATAGTTTCTTGAGGGGATTCCTCAAGCATGATAGCACCAACAGATCGACCTTCTTCAAGGTGGTGATACATCAACTCACGAAGGATGGTTGACTTACCAGAACCCGTACCTGATGCCCACAATGTAATCTCGCCTGATCGTTGTCCGATGAGGAACTCAGACAACTTGTCAAACGGGAAGGGGTAAACCCTAGCCTGAAGACTATCGGTAGACTCTACAATCTTAGAGATGTGAAGAATCTCATCGGGGCTATAGACCTGTGCTTCCCAGATCGCAGACACAACAGCCTTGCCTTGGTTTGTGACCAAGCATTCGTTTGCATCCTTGAGTGGAAGCTTGGCAATCTTACACTTGCCAGGTGGAAGAATCTCACTGATAGCCTTGGCCGCATCTTGACCCGCGTCATCCATATCAAAGCAGAGGACAACCTCTTGGTAAGAAGAGACGAACTCAAGGTTATCCTTGATAGCCTTGAGTGCTGATTGCGCTCCGTTAGGAACAGACACAACAGGCCAAGTACCACCAAGCAATTGACACACAGTCATGCAGTCGATCTCACCTTCGGTGATAACCAACCGCTTACCTGACATCTTCCACAGGTGTTGACCGAAGAGTTGAACACTCTTGGGTGAACCCTTCCAAGCGAATTGCTTGTTGGGTCCACGGATATGTTGAGCAACCAACTCACCTTCTGTGGAGAAGTAGTTGGCAATCTCGACATCGTTGTTGTTTACGTGTGCAACTTGATAACCAAATTGCCGACACGTCTTCTCCTCAATGCGTCGATGACTGAGGTCGGAGAAGGTACCATTCAGTTTGTTAAAGTTAGAAGTACTAGGTTCGGCTGACATTTTGTTTCCTTTGTGATATCCGCAGCAATAGCAGTGTACGTGACCGTCACTATAGACGGCAAGATTATCTCCGCTGTTGTCACCGCCCATTGCGGCACACTTGGGACAACGATCTCTCGAAACTACAGTAGACTCATTCAAGGTTTCCATTTAGTTCTTTCTTATAGCACACGATCTCGCCTGTTGCAATATCGTGTAGAAAATCTAACAGGCCATCAATCCTTGCTTCCTCGTCGGTAAGCAAACTGTATGGCAGACCACTCTCAATTAGTTCGATCTGTTCCTTTAGAAGAGTTACATTAATGTTTGCGCGTTTCATAGCCTCACAAAAACTCCATCCTGATTTGTATACCAGACATCTTTAAAAACCTCCGACACCCACCCAAGACAATATGGGCAGGGCTTAGACATACCAACAGAACCCGTTGGCGTGATCCGCATGTTTATCAACGTACACTCCTTTGCGATTGACTTGTCGATTGCCATGAAGGCAGCAAGTTCAGAGTGAATTGTTGGATATTTATAGCCAAGCTTCTTTGCCTTGGGGTGTGTCTTCTTTCTATTCTCCTCGCCACAGGCCATGATCTTATTACCATGCAACACAACAGAATAGTGTGTTCGTTCCTTTGGTGGAAACAACCGTGCGAGTTTCAGTAGATCATTCAGATTGAACGCCATAGTTCGTCAATGCTCTCCATGAAAGTGGAAAGTACTTGTCACATATTGAACCGATTGCGGTAGCATAACTTCGAACCTCAACTTGAGAGTGTGAATCTGCTCGAAGATTATACATACGAGACCACGCATACAATGATCCAGTCCAGATCCATTCAGTCATCATGGCTTGTGGAAGAATTGCACGTGCTTGTTCTGGGCAGATGTTATCCTTTAACATATCACTATAGATACTAGCCGCTTGCTTACACAAAGTATCAAGTTGTGTCTTATAGAGTTGAGAGTAATAATTGACTGTGTTGGATGACCCCTGCTTTACGTTGTCTGCCTTATCTCTAAACTCGTCTGGAGTCCAAAACTCTGGGTCGCTTGAGACGTATCGACGTGATACTTCATTCCAAGAGAAACCAACCTGATGCTTTGCCAGTTGACGTGCGATAAAGATTGGTGCTGTTACGCGAACCTTTAGGACACAATGCGAGAAGGGACTCCAGTGATTGTGTCTTGCCAAGTAATTAATCAGTCTCTCGTTCTGCGTAACAGTAAACAGATCAGCTGTCTTGTTCATGCTCACGCGAGCAGCATCACACACAGACTCATCACAACCCATATGATCTACGTAAGTTAACATTTATCCTCCAACCCCACAGGCCCAAGCGACCTGTGGGGTTTTGTTAGTTTGCTTAGCGGCGACGCTTAGCAACAAGTCCTGCTAAACCAAGCAGCGCAATCGCTGCGGGTGATGGTGCTGAAAGAACGAATGCACCACCAGCGGTATTACCAATAGATGGTGGCAATGGACGCCACGATCCCCAACCACCCGGACCAAACGGAGATGTTTGCCAGAAGTTGTTTGAGTCCGCACCTTGAGACCACACAAACTGATCTCCGTTTGCGTCCTCAAGATTAACACCAATGTTCATTGCATAACTACCAGAGGCAAGTTGAGCAACAAAAGGAACGTAAAACTCATAGACGGGTTGACCAAAGAAGTTTGCATCACCTGTCTTATTGATCTCTACATTTGATATATCAACGGTTGTCGTATAGACAATACCGTTAAAGTCAGCATCCCAAACATTAATCTCGAATGAGGTAAAGTTTGATACGCCTTGGTCATTGAATCCGTTGGATGAACCCCACCACTTGAGGGATGAGGTTGTATACGAATCCTCTAAATCAAAAAGCTGTGCGCCACTCTGTGCATAGGTGTATGCACCATCAGACGAGAAGGCATCTGAGTAGAACCCAATAGTCTCTACTACTGGGTTATTAACAACAACGAACTCTGCTGATGCTGAACCAGCCACAACCAAACTAAGCAAACCGATCACATTCTTCATTCTAAAATCTCCTACATATCCCTAAAAGTTTTAGGGAACGAACTACACATTCCCTTAGAATTAATTACGCCAACTCTTTCCCTGCAATACGATGTACACCTCTTCAATTAACTTGGCAAGCTCCTCTGCGTTGCCTTTCCTAGTCTTGGGATTATAGTAACCATCCCAATCAGCCAAGAGGATAGAGGCATTGTAAATACGTTGCTGAAGAATCTCTAGTTTAATTTCAGGATCTTCAATATCATGGTAATCCATTGGTCTTTTTCTCCTTGAAGCCCAAGTCGTTTGGTTCATCTGGTGGAAAGTGTACTGTCTTAGGCATCGCCATCCTCTTACTTAATAGAGTCTCGAAGCTTCTTGATAACAGACTTCGTTTCAGCGACACGACGCTTCTCGTCTTCCGCCTTCTTGATATCGGCAAGCGAGTGTTGCCATGCTGATACCTCACGAACAACTGCACTGATTCGGTTGTTAAGACCCTGTTCTGTTGTTGCCTTGAGTTCGTACATCAGTTCATAGTTTTCTTCAACCTCTTTTCGAAGCTTTGCAATCTCGTTATCTTGCATCTTCCACTGTATAACTACGCTACCAATAACCAACACCGCGCCACCAATAAAAATAATAGTATCCATAGGTTTCCTTTCTAGCATCCCTGAGTGGACTCGAACCACTGACCATTCGCTTAGAAGGCGAATGCTCTATCCAACTGAGCTACAGGGATAATTTATTTATTCGATGATGTTTAAGGTATCAGTATCGAAATCAATTACTTCAAGAATTGTTTCAGAAATATCTGATGCCTTGACGCATTCAACACGGGATTGTTTAAACAACAGAGACGGATCTTCTTGAATTTGTTTGAAGATCTTTGTCGGCTTATCATCATCGTCTATGTCGAACGACCACGTTTCATAGCGACGATAGACGATCTCAACTGTTACACTCATCACGTCTGCCATTCGAAGCCCTCCACAATTTGTGTTACCTTTTCAGCAAAGTCATCAGACATCACAAGATCTGCGTCATACTTTGTCCACAAGATATCTGGGTTGCGCTTCAAGTCTTCTTCAAGTTGAGCAACATCAGTGTCTTTAGAAATGGGGAATGACCATGTTTCCGAAACGTTCCTAACTAACTCAATTGTCACGCTGTACATTCGTTGCATATGATCTCCTTTAATACCACAGGTGGGACTCGAACCCACACTACACAGATTTTAAGTCTATTGACTCTGCCATTGGTCTACTGTGGCTTATAGTAGAAGGGGTGGGAGTCGAACCCACATGAGCGCGATTATAAGTCACGACCTTTTACCAAATCTATCAGGCACCCTTCCATGAACGTGCGTTGGAGAGCCGCACCCCTCTGTTACATTAGAAGATTGGGTCGTTGGTGTTCAACGCACGGATGATCTGTTCAAGATCGTCAAGGTAAACCTTGCATGTGCATGTGGTTCCATATTCCATAACAGAAACAGTAACCTTCATGCTATCTTCTTCACACCGTTCGATGACAACAGCAGCCTTGCTATTGTCTTCGCTGCTATACATTGTTCCAGTAAGCTTCCAATCAGACATCTTGAATCTCCACAGTAAAGTAGCCAGTGGACTTGGCCCACTCTTTAGTTGCTTCTACGAATATGATCTGACGGTCATCTGTCCACAGGCGACCGTTCATTAGATCAAACACAGACTTAAGGTAGTTGTCGATATCAGGTCGGGGATAATCCAGTTTACTGGACTTGGGCTTATCGACATAGAGTTGAACGTACACACGTAGATTCTTATCTGTTGGTTCGTATCCCTCTAATACTTTTTCAATTACAGGCACGGCCTGTTCTCGAAACTCTTTATAAGTTCCAGTATAGTAACTGCCCCACTTACTCACCCGTGGCCGTGATGCAGCCACAGGTGAGATTGGGAACTTCCACTTCATTAGAATGGAATCTCGTCATCCGTAATTCCAGCAGGAGTTGGGGAAGCCTCAGTCGGCTTGCTTGTTGTTGGTGCATCGACGTGCGTCCCAACAAACCCTCCCTCAACAGGTGCGAAACCATTGGTCTTCTTCTCCATCGTAGCATTCTTCTGAACGATCTGAACACCGTTGAGATAGAACGACATAGACTTACTTGCACCCTTGGTGATAACAACAGGGGCAAGCTTAAGACGAACAACGTCTTCACCGAATGGAACAACATCGGTAAAGTTACCAGTTGCATCTTGGCAAGGATATGCACCCTTGTCAACGTGAGACTTGCTCTTGAACTTGATGGTCTTAACACCATCCTTTTCGTAGGTACCGTTTACCTTCTTCACACCATTGTCCTTAGCAATCTGCATAAGTGATTGCTCAAACTCTGGAGTCAATACCACGGTGATGTTGTGGTTGGCAGACGCATCTCCGAACATGGTATCAGGCTTAAGAAGATTGCTCCACTTAACAGTAAGATTGGTGGTGATAAAGTTCTTGATACGATCAGCCATTGCTTGGTGTCTCCGTAGAAAGGGTGTCGATGTTGATGATTACTACACCAACCTGATTACTAAGTTCGTTGGCAAAATCACGGATTCGATTGATGTCCGTCTGCATTGCTGTCAGGTAAGTCCGAAGATCGCTGACGGCTACCACTTGATTCTGAACTTGTTCTTCCATTATTCAATAACTCCGATAGACGATTGATCGTCTGTTCCATAGCCGTCTCCCATTGATCGGTAGGAGACTTGATTGAGAAACCCGCCGCCGATTCCAGCGGGAACATAAAAAGGTGCAGCAGTTCGTGTATAAGCGTTTCCTCTACGTTATACGTTTCGTCTGCATCCTTGGGGTTCAAGACTTGAATTAGAGATGTCATGTGATTGGGATCATAGGTGTTCAAACCATAGACCCGAAGGTTATCTTCATCGTCTAATTCTCCAGCCTTGGCCCACACAACTTTAATTGTCCAATGCTTGAGGCCAAGTTGGTTTTGCCAATACTTGGCTCGCTTTCTGAGTAAGGTTAGATTCACATTACCACCAGCCTACAACGACACCTTTGTTATCCACCACAATCTCAAACCATTTGAGAAGGTCAATAGTCTGTCCGTAGGTGATGTCACTACCTGTTTCACGAACAAACTGTTTGTAGTATGTATCTTCTTGCTTGCGGTACAAAGCATCATAGATATCACGAACTTGATTCTCGCTCAACTCTTCCGTGTAAAGGGTGTACTTACCGTTTGTACACCACTCAATCCATTCGTTGTATACCTTACCACGAAAGGAAGCACCGCCGCCAGAGAACAAGCCACCACACAAACGATTAGGTGGGAACAGATGATCTGGCATCATGTTGTCTCCCTCTGCCGTGGCTTGTGGGCTAAGCCCACCATAGTAAGCGTATGTATCCAAGCCCATGAGTTCTCCTTAAAGATTCATCAGTTCAAGATATGGATGACCATTGATAACAACAGCACACGAAACGATTGGCTTCTTAAGATATGCCGAACCATATTGCATTGCGGGATGGAAGCGATCAACACCAGACCCAACATTCATTCCGAAGATACGTGAGGTTGGCCCAACAATCCAGTTGATACCAGCCACACTGTGATAGTGACCCATCACTACAGATTGAAGTCGCATCTTAGCAGCGTTGATTGCGGGGTACATACCGCCAGCACCAACACCGTGATAGTAATAGACGTTATCTTCTTCGTGTGAGTTAACCCACGACCAACCCTTGGTCTTGTAGATAGCATCATACTCTCGAAGATAGTGCGAGGGAATACCCGCATCGGCAGCAAGACGTGCAACACGTTCGTCGTGATTACCAATCGTCACAACAGCCTTAGGAAAAGCTTTGATCCACTTCTGCAAAGACTCAGCAGTCTGATGGTATTCATCCATTGCTGCGGGATGTTCGGGATTCTTCTTGTGAAAGGAGATGGATGCGTGATCCACCACGTCTCCGATGAACACCGTTGTATCAGTACGATACTTCTTCTTGACATCCTTCACAAAGTCCAAGTACTGTGGATGTACAGCAGGACAATGCAAGTCACCGATAACTAGAACTCGACTCATTTATTCTTCCTGTTCTTATATTCCTCTCGCCATTGTTCAGCGAGGGATGGAAGTGGAGGCCCATCCTTTTGTGGGATAGGTGCGTAAACATTAATGCCAGTGCCATCGAAGTGTGCTTGTTGATGCACGTTCCAACTATCGTAGAGATCTCCAGTACGATAGCTTCGTCCATTCAATTCAACTTTGTTCTTCGATGTAGATGTCAACTTTGACATGCGTAGCCTTCTTTGCTTTCTTTGCGCCAAGGTACTTGGCTAAGTAGGATAGGAACTGAGTGTGCATGAAGTCACTAGGACACATGAAACTCAATGTTACTTCTGTCTTCTTCTTGTCAATCATAGCCTTGTGAATAGACTTGACTGCTTCTTCGATTGCCCCTTCATTATCTACGATGTGTACTTTCAATGGAAGAAGTACTCACTTTCTAATACCTTGTTGATGTCAAGTGTACCCGTTTCAGGAACAGGTGGCAACTCAACACCAAGATACTTTTCTAATTGCTCCTTAAGATTTGCTAGCAGATTCTCACTATGGAGTTCAACAAACTTGCGCTTGGTAATCTCACGCATCTTGTTTACCAGTGGAGCATGGCAACCATACGAGTCGTGGATAAACGAGAAGTCTTCGATACCCTCATCTGCCATCTCACAGATGGTGTTGACCATATGTGCAGCATCGAAGGAGTGGATGACGTTTGGTGAGATACCATTCTTTGCACGTCGTGGGTGAACAGCATAGCGATCAAACTCAGCGAACAAAACTTGCCGACGCTTGACCAACGTATAGATATCAACCGATCTGTTTATCATCGGGTAGTATCGGTGACGAACAAGGAACCCAGTAGGTGTTACCCAAGCAAGGTGCTTGTTCATTTCAGCAGCAATCTTCGTGACTTCCTTAAGCCACAACTTACCTTGGTTTGGAATCTTCAACAGATGATCCATAGCCTTGATGATGTGGTCGGCTAGATAGTTAGCAGCCTTGTGTCGTTCCTTGATGTCGATGAACAACAGGTTGCCATCATTCACTAGACCGTCCACAATGCCACGCCTAGTGACACCATAAGGATCTGTCATAACAGCTCGCTTCACAACACCTCGACCAACAGATCCCTTCCAGTACTCCATAAAGATCGTTGCCCAATCATCCTTGCCAACACACGCTGCAACACTAGCAGTCACAGACTTGGCAACAACTGAGTAAGCATCTCCTGGCTTATCTGATGGTAACAGATTAACCATAGCACCGATGACTGGATCTCTTGCAATAGCAGCCCAATGTTGGATACCGTTGCATGAACCATCCATACCAATCGGAAGTTGTGTCATACCATCAGTACGAAACAACTCGAACACAGCAGCAAGACGTTGGAAGGATTGATTCTTCTTTGGCTTATCGTCTGCCCACAAACGAACCGTACTGTATGGATCGTTATGGATACAGCGTAGCATATCCATATTCTTATCCACCCATGCCACACGATCAGCGAATGGTAACTTGTCTTGGTCAAACAGATTCGCAACCTGTACCTTCAACCAATACAATCCGTCAGGTGTTTGCTTCATGGGATTGGCAAACAACAGCAATGACTTGTCGTGATCCCCTGATTGTGGGGACAACAAATCAGACAAGGCATAGGCTCGACCACGAAAGTCGAACGTCCAACCATGATAGAAGTATCCGTGTCCAATCATGTCGTTTGCAATCTTCAATCGAAGGTGCATACGAACGGTGTCATTCAATCGTCTGAACCAATCCTTCCATAGATTGACTCGAATACTTTCTTCGTTTCCAGAATCAGAAAACAATTTAGGATCAGGTTCATATGATGGAAGGTTGCCAACCCTAGTGTTGTTCTCGAATAGATTCTTCATCACCTCGAACACACGTTCGTTGACACACCATTCGGTAGACATCAAACGATTAGCAGCCTCGACACACTTGGACGAAGGCTCTGATCCCACATACTTAGTCTTGTACGTATCGTCTTGAAAGAAGAGATACGACGATGACACAATACCCTTGCGGAGATGTGGTGAATGTGTACCACCACACTCGTTGATTGTGTGACGTACTGGTGGAACAATCATGGGGGCATAGATAATCTTTGCCATCGCCATAAGTTCTTCATGCACAGCATTCAAGTTGTCCGTGACAGAATCAGATGGCATCAACCACGTTGTTCTGTTTCCCTTACTGTCGTAAGAGTGACGTTCAACACACAACCCTACCTTGATTAACACCTCGATAAGATGAAGACACAGGGTATCTCCATCCTTCTTTGGGATTCTACAATCAACAGATGC